CATCTTCTGTTAGATTTTTACGCACCTCTCGGAATACTTCTACTAATTTTTGAATATACTCTTCTGGAGATTCTTCTAACCCTATCTGACAATCCTCCCCTCCATAATCTCTTAAACCATAATAAGGTGGAGATGTAACGCACATCCTCACCTTATCATCAATTTGTGATAGTGTCTCACGACAATCACCGAATAAAATAGTATCTTTCATTAATAATCTGGTAATCTACCCTCTTGAGCCTTGTACATTCCAACAGATGTATTCACTAACTTCTCCTCTTGATTAACATCATCATACTGTGAATAATGCAATATCTCTCTTGTTCTTCTATGCTTCACATACACTAACTCATGCCAACATTCTCTATTACATAGTAATAATGTATGAATGTTTTTGTGTCTCATTGGTTTACCAGAAGTATATACACATTCTTTCTTTGGTTTAACACCAGTTTCAATAGTGATATACTGCGATACAGGATTCCATCCATCTTTAATACGTTTTTCATTGTCTACTGGGTCACCCTTAAAGTAAACCCACCCCTCTTCCCAATCACCATTTGGACGTTTCCAAATTACATAATCGTCTACTTGGGGTTCATACATTTATCTGTCTAGTGATGCGAGTCCATCATCAAGAGTTCCTGCGGGAACTGCTCTTAATCTATCTGGTGCAATATCACCACGTTCGAGATAGAATTGTATCCACTCATCACAAGCTGCTTTACCTAAATTATCTGACTTAGGATCAATACTTGTCCATCCATTTGTAGATAATTCTTGAATCTTCCAACGTTTTTCTTGAGTCATTAGATAATAATCTCCAGCACTAAGTATATATTAAAATACCCTATCAGTATAACTGATAGGGTACTAAATGTCAAATAAGGAACTCTGCAATGTAGTAATCAACAGTGATTTCTAACGCAGCTGCCTCTCTTTCACATTCTTCAATAAACTTTTCAATCATTGCATCAGTTTGGTTTAAATGATCTTTATTCACGAGACTACCTCCTCGCCTGATTTGTTGAATGATTTGTTTAATAGTGGCACATAAAGTTCTCCATCATCTTTTAACATAGAGAGCATATTATTGAACCACTCATTGTTCATGTGATGCTCTTCAAATGTCAATCTATAATCTTTAAGATAAGATTGACTCCACTCGTGATGGTAGGCCATTGAGTAATAATCAAAGTGAAAAATGTTGAGAGAGTGGGGCATCATGACGGGTTTCACCCGAATGCCCAAATTTACCCTACGGGAATCGCTTACACCTGAACCCCCACCACTTTCAACCATCAGTCTTATGTGTGCTGTGATAGGTTTCTTCCAACAATCATGTCTCTGCTTCTATTAGACTTACAGGACGTAATTTCTCTGCTGAACAGAGACAACCATAGATCCTTGCATTTGTCAGAGTAGTCGGAAGGTTTGGGGCGTAGGAACCACATATCCCTCAACATTTATATAATAGTATATTCACGAGTGAAAGTCAAGACACTTGTGCCAGTTCTCTAAGTGCCACCATCTTTGTAAAAAGCCCATCGAGATTATAGAACAACTTATAATTCTCTGTTGTTACATAATGTCCTTTAATGTCATTACCATCACAATGCCATCCATAAGACTCAACCTTTTCTTCTATACCATCTATTCTCATTTTCTTACTACCATCTAAGTAAGATAGGTATCGTTCGTCTAGGTTAATCATAGTTTTAAGAGGAATGTGAGGATACTATAACATAATATATGTAATATATCTATGAATTTAATATTCTCTTTAGACTCACGCAATACTATTTAATAATATTTCTCTCTATAATAATTTTCACCAACCTGAACTTCAATAGTATCAAAGATTCTATTTAATGAACGAGCAAACATTCTATAACCTGATCCAACATATAATTGGCCTGCTACTACAGAAAATGTTGCAATACCCCAGAAGATATAATAAAATTTAGATTTAACTTGGTTCCTTTGTTTCTCTTTAGTAATCATAATTAATCCTCAATAAATTTTCTAGGGTTTGTCATGTTTCTGGTTATCTCAACCACCTGATCTCTAATTTGCATCAACTCCTCATAACATTGTTGATTGTATGCACAACTACGGAGATGATTGTCAGGTTTCATTAACGACTCAATGAAGATAGAATGAGCAGCATCCCATCTCTCATAAGGAGTTAACTTTTCATCCAGAGATTTCTGATCCTTCATTTAATTCACATTGCGGAGTTCCTTGAATTAGTATTTCAACTATTTCTATTTTAGCATCTGATTTCAAATACTTATCAGCACGAACACTCTCTATGATACTTTGGACATCAGAGCAACTTATTAAAGTAGCAATTAGAATTTCCATCACATTAGAGTGAGTGACTGAAGTATTTATTTAATGATCTCCCAATCCTTATCATCACTCTCCATCATAGAAAATAGATAACGACCAGAAATGGATGATAGAAATACTCTACCATCCTGACGATTATCCACTTTGCATGAATGTAGTCTATCCATTTTATTCACGAAACGATGAGTGGCTTCAAGTGATCTAGGTTTGACGTAGAGGAATTCAGATTTCATTGAAAGATTTGAATTAACGATAGTATAACATAAAAAAAGGGGGAAGTAAATCCCCCTTGTACCAGTTAAGATAGGAGTTCGGTTCCTACTCGTACTCCACTAACATCAGAGTAAAAACCTTTCTTTACTCTACGAATGATGTCATTAAGAATCAAATAACGATGCTCAATGTTTATCTTTCGGGTTCCCTCACAAGAGTTCTTAAATGTGAGATCATCACCAACTACTTCTTCATTTTCAGCATACTCGTATACATCTGTGAAGAATTTATCTTTTCTATTATACTCCTCATTATATAACTTCATAGCCTCTACTGCTTCATCATAAGTTTGGATGCCATTACACATCATCCAAAATAGATTGAGAACTGTTGATTTACGTTTCAAAAGATTTTCTTCAAGAACATTGTCATCAATCATCTCTAAGATGTACTGTGATACATCTTTAAAGAGTTGAATGTAAGCATCTTGTTCCCCTTTTGTTAAGAATGTACTCTTATAAAGATTATTCTTACTTGTTTGGTTAATAGGGAAGAACTCTACAGAAATTTCTTTTGTTTCAGGATCTTCAGTTTCTTCAACTGCTTCAAGAGCAAAGTTAAGACACTCAGTTATCCAATCTTGACCACAGAATCTCTTAGTAGGATCAGAAAATACTTTAGGTAGTAATCCTGAATTAGTAAGAATCTTATCTATATGACGAACAAAATCGGCCCATAGAGTATTCTTAGCATTACGAAGTTCTTGTGGATTAGGAAATACACCACTATTAGTATTAGTGAATATATCAGATAACCCTGTGTATCCGATTTGAGTATACTCACTAATAATACAACGACGACGATTTAAAGTTGATTGAACTGCTGATGGTAAATCAGAGAACTTATTTTTTTTGCGTGTTACTCTGAATGAAGTAGTAGAAGAATCGTTAAGATCTCTAATGTACTCATAATTACCTTCTGGAATGGCCCACTCATCATTAAATAGGTTCTGAAGAAACTTTAAACGATTGTTACCATCAAGAACAATATACTCAAATCCTTTCTTTAAAAGGTATTCATATAGTTGAATTGCTCTATCATGAGGATTTAACTCTTGAAGTCTATGAAGAGCGTGATCAATATTAACAACAACTATTACCCCTTCTATTCTATTCATCAACAACGACAACCAGAATAATCTCTTCTCTTTTGTTGTCCATGATTCAGGTCTTTGGAACTGAATCGGTGCTGTTGAAAGTTTGTAATTACTTACAATATTTCCGATGGGTAGTACCATTGGATCACTTTTTACTACGATGATTCTTTGATCATCAAAATCAAAGTCATCTGGATCTACTGGAAATTGCTGATCTAAAAAGACCGCACTACCTGGTGTTACTTTAGTCATCTTTTAAATAAGTTAATAAACTACTGTTGGACTGGATGCACCCTTGTCTTAATATACGTTGAGGGATTAAGTAGGTTGCGAAATCAAACGTAAATTTGATTTGTTGATACCATTATGGCATCGATCTATTTAGATGTCAAGTTGTATGTGGTATTCCTGATAAAGAACCTCCTCCATACGATGTGCTTCTAGTTCCCATGGCTGGTCACTATAGTCTGTCTCAGAGTGGTCTATACCCTTCCAGAGGCGTTGATTACGCTTATCTCTTAAATCACCACGCACATGCTGTAATACGTGCCAGAGTTCATGTAGAAGGGTCTTGGTATACTCTTCCACAGTCATTCTATTGTGGATCTCAATCTCAAATTCACGAGGTCTGGAATCAGAATCAGTAATCCACTGCCAACCAAATACACCTTCTCTAAGTAAACCTTTATGGTCTACATGCACGAAGATCTTATGACGTGGAAGATACTTATCCACGAACCAAGTCACGATGCTTTCACATCTTCTTTGAGAATAATTGTAACCAGAGTGACTAAGAAAGAGCATAGTTAATTACCAGTTGAGCAACACGCACACCCCAGTTCATAAGAACCATAAAGGATGTGATGAAAATCAATTTTTCAGAACCAGTGAGTTGCATAATCATTCACGAACATATGCATTATAAAACCCCTCACCATTTCTGGCAAGGGGGCTGTGTGACAGTTGTTCAAGTGGATTAATGCAGAACCATTAAATTATTTCCTTAAAGCAAAGAAATTTTTATCAGTTGCCGATATACCACCTACTGCAAGCCAATTAGTAGAAGTTCCTACTTGTTTTGGTGAAGAAAAATTATATGTGCCAGATGATGGATTCATATTTTGATTAAGTCCCAACTGTCCCACTTCACCCTGCCCCCATGTCCATAATGTTCCATCTGCTCTAATTGCTGCTGTTGAATCATTTATACTTGCTACACTATGATGATCTGTTTTCCATGTACCAGGTATTTGTTTTGGTGATGATATATCTGTATTACTTGGTTGACCAAATCCTAATTTGCCACTACTAGCATTTCCCCATGCCCATAATGTTCCATCAGTTTTGGTTACAAATGCGGCACTACCTCCAACAGTTACACCTGCCCATGTGGTATCAGTTCCTAATTGAACTGGTGAATTCTTAGGAGGACCACCATTAAGTCCCAATGATCCTGAACCATTATTTCCCCATACCCATAATGATCCATCAGTTTTCTTTGCCACATTCAACGAACCTCCTCCACCTGCATTAATTGTTGCCCATGTAGTACCAGGTATTTGAGTTGGTGAAGAACGTCTATAATTGAAAGGTTGACCTACTCCCATTCCAGCATTATCATTTTTTCCCCATGCCCATAAGGTTCCATTTTGTTTCATACAAAAAGCATACTCACTACCACAACTTATTTGATCTGCTGTAATAGTCCAATCCGTATCAGTTCCTACTTGACATGGTGATGAACGATTTTTCTTGTCTCCTGGACCGTAAGCTTGATTAAGTCCTAATATTCCATGCTGATTACTTCCCCATGTCCATAATGTTCCATCAGCTTTAGTTGCTATTACAGTTTCCCCATTTCTGGACATAGCACCTGACCATGAACCTGGTAGTTGAGTTGGTGATGAACGGAGAACCGCAGTCGGAGGAAACCCTGGTTGATTAAGTCCCATTAGATTTCCGTATCCAGTTGTCCATAGTGTTCCATCATCCTTACCTGCAAAAGAAACATAGTTACCAGCATTACCAGCATCCATGAAGACAGTCCAATTAGTATCTGTACCTATTTGAACTGGTGATGATCTTTTATTAGCTCCTGGTTGATTAGTCATTAATGTTCCATAAGTATTATTTCCCCATGCCCACAGTTGTCCCTTTATAAGTCCTGCTGCATGATGCCACATAAGAGAAGCAGCACCACCACCCATTCCAATTAAACCTAGCATGGGTGATTCTTTTTTACTATTTTCAAGGTCTTTCATACTCTAGTCCTCCTTAATTAGATGCGTTGGTGAGGTTAGCAATTACCTTGAAACCAGAGTCACCTGTGGCAGCATCATCTGTGCAGATAATTGTATATGTGTAAATATCTAGTCCATCATCACCACCAGCACTAGGAGCTTCACCACCTACCCATTCTTCTGTTACTGCATTACCATCAATCGTCAAGTTAGCAGAATAACCAGCAGCGGCTGCAGTAGTTATAAGAGTGACTGTAATACAATCACCAGCAAGCATTACGCTGTTCAGACTTGTACTACCATCAACTCTTATGTTTGGTGTGGCTGTCGTTGATTCTTGAGTAGTAAAATAATGAACCATACCATCTGCCAAATTAATATCTTGATTACCACTCAACTTACCCGCAGTTATCTTTACTTTCTCTATTAACTGTCCATTATTTAATGTAATTCCACCATATGATGTCATGCTGACTAGTCCAACATAAGAACCAGTGGCATAGTTTGAAATAGTTAAATCATTATTAACTGCACGATTCTGAATTCTCCAATGATCTGAATTATCATCTCCATCATCAGTAGAGATTTTAAAGTCAGCATCAAGACCCTCTGAAGATAGGATTTGCAATCCTTGGTTACCCGTTACTTGAACTCTACCACTCTCAGTGGCTTTCATAATTTCTGTGGTTCCTGCAGTTTTAAATGTTAATATGTGAGGTGCAGCAATGGTTCCTGCAGTCACAATACCTGCATTTCCTGCATCTATACCAGTATTATTAATCGTTACTCCTGTACCAATCGTGGCAGCAGTACCAACAATCTTACCTGTAACTATGACACCACCACCTTTATCATTACTGGCCGTTTCAAAACGTTGTGCATTATCATAATAGAGTGATACGGCTCCGTTCTCAACAAACTTCGCTACATCTTCACTACCAGCAGAATTTCTTACTATTAATTGTGTAGAATCAACATAAAGAAGTCCCGTACCCGTTTCCTGTATATAACTATGGTTTCCATCATGATATACCGAAAAATCTGATCCCGTCCCAAAAACTGCTTTTGAATTATCATTAAAGATCAAACTATTGGCAGATGCATCCCAAGTAACAGATGTAACTCCTGCCTGAGAACCATTCAAATGAACATCCGATCCAAATGTACCAACACCTGCACTATTATTAAATCCTTCATTACCTGTCTGCTGTATTCCCTTGGTTGCAGTGATGATACCAGTTGAATATATATCTACTACATTATTATAATTAAGAGTTTGTGCTGTTAATATACCTGTAACATATGCATTGGCTGCTGTTAATATACCAGATACAACAGCATTACCAGGAATAGTGAGGGAATCATTCGCATCTCCTATAGTTAATGGTTGCTCAAAAGAACTAGTACCTACACTACCATCAGCAACAGTATTAAGTGAGAGTGCAGTTCCTAAAAGAGTACCAAAGAATGTTAAACCAGAAGTAGGAGCAGTAGTGAATGTAAGTGTTGAACCAGAGACAGTATAGTCATCTCCAGCATTTTGCATCACACCACCAACACTAATGATGAGTTGCTGAACATTTGCTGGTTCTACATTTACACCTGCTACTTGAAGAGTAAATGCAGTGGTTGATCCATTAAATGAACTAGAAATATTATCTATCTCTCTTATATTAGATGCAGTCGAAGGATCTGTGCTTATCCATACGGTTCCATTCCACTCATATGTGAATCCCGAATTACTGTCAGTATAGGTATCACCCGTATCAGGAGCATCTGGAAAATTAAGTGTTGCCATTCTTCACTACTACACTACTTTTTATTTATTTATGGTTCTACTGTTTATGGTTCTGCAATTTTAAGGGGGAATATACTCTGCCCATTACCAGGCCCTGCACCACAATATCCTATAAGTGGTGAATAATTACCAGGCACTTGAGTTGGTGAAGAAAGATCTACATTATTATTTCGTCCTAATTTTCCATATTTATTTCTTCCCCATACCCATAATGTATTATCAGTTTTAGTAGCAGCCGTCATGTTGTACCCACCTTGAACTGTTCTCCAAGTGGTACCAGGTATTTGTACCAACGCATTACTAGTAGGAGTAGTGCCATTATTTCCAATTTCACCATAAGCATTTACTCCCCAACACCACAGAGTTCCATCAGTACCAATAGCAGCTCCACCCCCAGATTCACGAGCAGTTACTCCTTGATTTACTTGTGACCAAGAACCAGGCCCTCCCGTAACTTGTCTGGGAGATTTTGTAGGACCACCCATCGGTTGAGGTAATTGCTCACTATATTGACTTTCTCCCCATCCCCATAATGTTCCATCAAGTTTTACTGCATAACCCTGAGCCCATCCAGCAGTTATACTTGACCAGTTAGTACCAGGTAATTGAACTGGTGATGATCGATTTGCATTATTATTATCTCCTAAAATTCCCCATCCATAATTTCCACCCCATGTCCACATGGTTCCATCTTGTTTAATGGCAAAAACTCCTGTTCCCACAGGATGCAGATGTTTTGGATCACTCGACCAGTTAAGACTGTTTCCTACTTGAGTCGGTGATGATACACCTACATTTGTGGTATCTGGATATCCTTGATTAAGTCCCAGTTGTCCATAATTAGCACTTCCCCATGTCCATAATGATCCATCTGTTTTTACTGCTGCACTCAATCTACCACCTTTTCCAATATTTGTCCAATTAGTACCAGGTATTTGAGTCGGTGATGATATTTTAAGATTATTACTTTGATTAAGTCCCAATTGTCCCTGATCATTATCTCCCCATACCCATAGTGTTCCATCAGTTTTGGTGGCCATTTGCCACTCCATATTTGTTCCACCCCGTCCATTACCAATATCATACCAATCCACCGCAGTTCCTAGTTGAGTGGGTGATGAAAGTGCTACTTCATTATTAAATCCTAATTGACCTGCCGCACTTCTTCCCATTGCAAATAAATTTTTAGTTGTAGGATTATAACGCACTACCTCTTTTGCTTGCCATGATACACCTTCATCCCTTGTAACTAATTCAAATACTTGTGCTTCTGCTGATCTAATATTAGTTAACAATGTAGGAGCAGTTCCCCCACTCCAACCAATACCTGTTGGCCATGTTATAGTTCTATCAGTGGTAGTATCATCCTTTGTTCTTATAATATAATAAATTCCATTTTCCGTATTTGCAAATGATACTGTGGTATCAGCACTTTGAGTCATATAAATGAGATTACCACTACTCAAATCAATAGCAGTCGTTCCACTATTAGCAGTCACTGCTTGTTGTGATACTGGTCCAGAAGATACTCCATCTAAATTACTACCATCCCCATACCAAGTTGTCGCAGTCATAACTCCAGCACTTATTTGTGAAGTTCCTGCACCTGGCCATCCACCATTATAACTAACTCCCAATCCACCAGCATGACCTGAAACATTACCAGTTATATTTCCTGTGACTGGTCCTTCAAATCCAGTAGCAGTTACCACTCCCACAGTAATTGCAGGTTGAGATGTTAAATCAGTAACTGAACCAGTTAAATTTCCAGAGAATGAAGTTGCAGTGACTACACCTACACTTATATTAGGACCAGAATCAGCAAGTCTTTGTATATTTCCTGTGAGATTACCAACAAACGAACTAGCAGTTACAACACCAGCACTTACACTACTTCCTTGTTTAATACTTGTTGCAGAACCAGCAATATTACCCTCAAAACTAGTAGCAGTTATGACACCAGTAGCCGTAACTCCTGGAACTGTCATATTTCCAAGTGGTGCTATTAATTGGGCCTTTTCCTGACTCATGAGAATATTTTTTAGTTATTTAGGTGGATTTAAGAGCAAAAGTTGCCACACCATTTAAGTTAACAGAGTGCCATGTACCTGGTATTTGTGTTGGCGATGAAAGTTTTACATTGTCAGCAGTTTGATTAAGTCCTAATACTCCAGTTTGATTTATCCCCCATGCCCACATTGTCCCATCAGTTTTAAGTCCCATAGCAGAACCATTATCACCCGTCATACATTTTTTCCATGTAGTACCAGGAATTTGAGTTGGTGATGAATATCCATCATTATTATTATTTTGTCCAGCAGTTCCATTATCATTATTTCCCCAAGCCCATAATGTTCCATCAGTTTTGGTTACAACTGTACATAACCAACCTCCATAGGGTGTAACTTCATTCCAGTTAGTACCAGGAATTTGTCTTGGTGATGAATATTGTGTTGTATCATTTTGCCCTAGTCCTCCCTCTGCATTACTTCCCCATGCCCATAATGTTCCATCAGTCTTGGTTGCCATCATAACTCCACCATAATAGTGTTGTGCTACTGATCTCCAATTAGTATTAGTACCTACTTGTTTTGGTGATGAATATTCTGTTTTATTATTGTGTCCTAATGTTCCATATTCATTATAACCCCATGACCATAATGTTCCGTCAGTTTTAATTGCACCACAAGAGACAACTCCTGCAGTTAATTGGTATTCTCCAGTAGCCCATGTAGTATTAGTTCCTACTTGAGTGGGTGATGAATAACCTCCACTTGATTGATTTTGTCCTAATACTCCACCAAAATTATACCCCCATGACCATAATGTTCCATCAGTTTTAGTTGCTAGACTGGACTGAGATCCGTGATTAACTGTTTTCCATGTAGTGCCAGGTACTTGAATGGGTGATGAACGATTATTTCCTGGTCCTGTATTATTACCTAATTTTCCTTGAGCACTACTTCCCCACATCCATAATGTTCCATCGGATTTTAGTACGGAGTGATGACCACCATTACCAACTGAAGTGGTTAATCTACTCCATGTAGTACCAGGAATTTGAGTTGGTGATGAAACATTAGAATTTGATGGAGTATTAAGTCCCAAGTTTCCTGATTGATTTATCCCCCATACAAATAGTGACCAATTCTTAGCCTCATTATTATAAGGTTCCCATCCATACCAAGTAACTCCACTATCCCTTGTGAGAAGTTGGAATTGTTGAGCAGCAGTTGCCGTATCACTAGTAAATAAAGTAGGAGCAACCCCACTACCATTCCATCTAACACCTGAAGGCCAAGTTATAGTTCCCTGTGTAGGATAAGTTCCTGAGCGAGCAATTGTCTGAGCACCAGCAGTAGGAGAAGATTCTGCAGTAATAGACCCAGTAGGAATAACAGTAGCTGCAGTAGCATCAGTGGTTGATTGAAGTGCTAAAAATACTGTGCCAGATATATTTGTAAGAGCACTGGATGGTGGTACAAAAGCACCTGTATAAACTGCGTTTCCTTTATTTACACGATAATTACTTAATATACCATTAAAAAATGGAGCTCCACTATTATATGTTCCTCTTCTTCCAATATAAACAGTATTAGTATTATCCCAATTACGATTAGCAACCCCAGTTGCATCTAATTTTCCATCTATGTATAATTTTGTTTGATCACCCGATGCACCCCTACACAAAGCTACATGATGCCATGCATTATCATCTACAGCAGTAGAACCTTCTGTAACAACATCATTACCATCTACCTGTTCATTCCAATCTATCACTCCACTTGCCACTTTCATTCTCAATCCAGAGTCCTGTACAGAAGATCTATTAAAGAATGTCCAACCTGCATTAGAAGTTGATGTCTTCATCCAAAATTCAACTGTCCAAGCACCAGTTCCCCATTGCCAATCACTATCAGTAGCCATACTCAATCCATCATCAGTTCCATCAAAAGTTACTCCACCAGTACTATATGATATATTATAATTACCACCCCCACCTGGTCTAATAAGAGTGATATCCATTGCCTCAGAGGTATTTGCAAAAGATACTGTGGTAGATGTCTCCTGATCTATGGTGATTATATTACCAGCACTCAAGTCAATCGTTGTAGTGCTACTGTTTATAGTAACAGTTTGAGTATTGAAATTAGTTGCTGCAATACCTGTTAAATTACTACCATCACCATAAAGACTGGTAGCAGTAACCACTCCCACATGAATATTAGTTCCTTGTACTACAGTTCCAGCTATACCAGTAGCACTTCCCGTTACATCACCAGTAACTGCACCCTGCAATTTATTAGTAATATTAATACTATTACCCATTCCACCATGATTACTACAATAATAATAAAGAGGAGTGGGAGCATTTCTTGCTACTACTATCCTCGTATATGCACCCGCAGTTCCCTGAGTTCCATTTACAGTCACTCCATCAGTATACTCCGTACTTCCTGCAGCATCAGCAGCAGTAGCAAGTCTTAAAGGGTGAGTCCCATTAGTTGAATCTGCCTGATCAAATGTATAAGTCGCACCAGGATAAAGAGTAATAACGGGAGCCTCTACTCCATCAAGATAAAAAGCATTACCTCCACCAGTTTTTGAACCCACAGTAACTGTGTAAGTAACATTAGCAGCAGTGGAAGTTACTGCTCCTGCTTCAAATCCAGTACCTCTAGCCATACTGGTAGCAGTTCCTGTGAAATCTCCTACAAAACTACTAGCAGTCAATTGACCAACTTTAATAGCAGATGAAGTTATAATTCCTGTTGCATTTCCTGTGAAATCTCCCGCAAAACTAGTAGCATTAAAAGCACCTAGATTTAAATTAGTTCCCTGTATAATACTCGTTGCACTTCCAACTATATCACCATCAAACGTCGCCGCAGTCATCACTCCAGATACTACAACCCCTGAAGCAGTTACTACTCCAATAGGTTGTATTAATTGTGCCTTAGTCTGACTCATATCTTTTTTTAGTTATTTATTGAACTTCTTTATCATGAAGATAATTTGAATGCCATTCCAAATCCAGCACCACCAGAAGCCTCCATCCAATCAGTACCAGGAATTTGAGTTGGAGATGAACGTTGTGTTAGATCATTGAGTCCTAATGATCCATACGTTCCACTATTGGTATTATCTCCCCATGTCCATAATGTACCATCAGTTTTGGTTGCTTGTGATTGAAATTCTGCAGCAACTGCTTGACTCCAGGTAGTACCAGGTATTTGAACTGGTGATGAATATAATATTGCAGTATTCAATCCTAAGTTTCCACGCGTACCATCTCCCCATGCCCATGCTGTTCCATCAGTTTTGGTTGCCACCACGTAAGGTTGTGTTCCAATAGAGATATTCTTCCAAGTGGTTCCAGGTACTTGTCTTGGGGATGAATAATTGGTTCTATTATTTTGTCCTGTTGCTCCATCATGTCCTCTTCCCCACATCCATAATGTTCCATTCGTTTTAATTGCTGCACTAACATCCCTACCACAAACGGGATCCGACCAATCACTACCAGTTCCTATTTGACATGGTGATGACTTTCTATTAGCACCTGATGATTCATTAAGTCCTAAGGATCCATCCCCATTACCTCCCCATGTCCACAAGGTTCCATCAGTCTTAGTAGCCATTGTTTGCCTATATCCACAAGTAACTTTAGACCAGTTAACACCAGGTATTTGTGTTGGCGATGATTTTTTCGTGTCGCCTGATCCTGGCCAAGAAGCTGTTTCATTAAGTCCCAATTCTCCTCCTAGATTACGTCCCCATGACCATAATGTTCCATCAGTCTTGATTGCTAAATGAAATGCATCATCCCCTGCTGAATGACTCCACGTGGTATCTGCTCCTATTTGAGCTGGTGATGAATATCCATCATTAACATCATTTTGTCCTAATTCTCCACCCTCATTATGTCCCCATGCCCATAATGTTCCATCCGTTTTAACTGATATCCAAGAGTTAGAAGTGTCTGCACCCGCACTACCTTCTAAAGGCATTTGATTCCAAGTAGTACCAGGTATTTGAGTAGGTGATGACCGACTTGTTAAATTATTTTGTGCTAATTGTCCATAATTATTATATCCCCATGCCCATAAAGTGTAAGGACCGCCTGTAGGATTGTCTTTCATCTCCTCCCATGCCTGATAAGATGCTCCCGTGTCACCAGTCGTCAAATGAAAGATTTGGAATGCAGCGGATCTTCGATTATTAATAAGTGTAGGAGTTAGATTATCTTTCCACTTAACAGTAGAGGGCCATGTTATACTATAAGTAATTGCAGTTGTTCCTGAGGCGGTAACAGTTTGAGCACCAGCAGTAGGAGAACTAGTTGCATTGAGAGTATTACCGACTGCTGCTGCCGTATCATCAGTAGTTGATTGACAACATAATAGTTTAGTATTGGTTACATTCGTAAGGGCTGATGATGGAGGTGTAAAATTCTTTGTATAAAGTGCTGTTCCTACTACTAAACGAAGATTAGATATAACTCCATTCGTATACTCAGAATTTTCTCCTACAAGATTTCCAATACTTGCTGTAGTTGGACTATAATCATATGAATCACTAAAACTAGCTCGAGCAATTCCATTTATGTATCCAGTGGTAACTCCACCAGTTCTTACAAAAGCCCAATGATACCATACACCTGTTGTTATTGCTCCTACAACTTCTATTGCTCTTCCACCAGCATTAGAAGTGAAGAAAACAAAATCACCACTAGCATCAGTTCCTACGTTAAAACCACTACCTCTAGTAGTAGCAAAGTGCGTTTGCCAATTAGTTAAAGTATCCTGTTTTACCCAATACTCAAGAGTAAAATCACTCGTACCTGGAGCCGTGATTAAGGTAGTGTCTAATCTATCATCCGATCCATCAAAATCTACACCACCAGTGGAAAGACTTATATTCCAAGCTTCTGCAGAAGAAGTATCAGGATTTCTGATGATTGTTAGTTGTTCTGCAGGAGAAGTGCTGGCAAATCCAACAGTAGTCTCAGCTCCATCAACACTTTGAGTCAAATAAATCAGATTTCCATATGATAAATCAATTATAGTTTCATCACCACTTGCAGTAACTTCTTGAGCAATGTATGCACTCGATCCTGCTCCTGTTAAATTAGCCCCATTACCATGATATTGAATAGCAGTACATACACCAACATTTAAATTGACACCAGGCGTAACACTTGCTGCTAATCCAGTTATATTTCCCGTTACATCTCCCGTCACATTTCCCGCAAAACTCGTAGCAGTTACAAGACCTACATTTAGATTTGGTGTTCCTGTTAATCCTGCTGCCTTACCTACTGCATCTCCTATAAAACTTGTTGCTGTTGTAAGACCTAAATTTAAATTTGGTGTTCCTGTTAAGTTTGCAGCATGTCCTGTTCCATCTCCTACAAAACTTGTGGCAGTAACTACTCCAACATTTAAATTAGGACTACCAGTTAACCCAGTTACTACTCCACCCTCGCCACTAAAAGAACTTGCAGTTATAACGCCCGTAGCATTCATGCCAGGCAAATTCATATTTTCCTGAGGATCAACTAATTGGGCCTTTGGTTCAGACATATTATAACTACAATAATACTACTTGCTTTTCCTATTTATTTATACTATAATCCAAACAAAAACTATGATCATAATTACTGGACATGAAGGATTTATTGGAAAGAAATTTCTAGAAAAACTAAAAGATAAAGAGATTGTCACAGTTGAAAAAAGGAACAGTTGGCACTTTCGTAGTTTTAATGAGTGGCACAAGATAGAACTCATACTACATCAGGGTGCTATCTCTGATACTACATGCACTAATCTAAAAGCAATCAATCACTTTAATGTAGAGTTTACTCAGTGGTTATTCGAGCAAGCAATCAGATATCAAATACCAATGAAGTATGCATCCTCTGCATCTGTCTATGGTAATACATCTGATACAATCAATCCTCTTAACTACTATGCAATATCCAAAGTCATCTCAGACTATTGGGTTCAAGACCACATGGATGAGTTTAAATTAATACAAGGATTTAGATACTTTAATGTCTATGGAGAAGGTGAAGAACATAAGGAAGACCAAGCAAGCCCAGTATCCAAATTCACTAAGCAAGTTAAAGATGTAGGAGCTCTCAAACTATTTGAAGGGTCTGATAAGTTCCTTAGAGACTTTATATGTGTAGATGATGTTGTGGATATTGTATTGAATAACGATAAACCATCTGGTATCTATGATTTAGGTACAAGCAATCCAACTAGTTTTCAAGAAGTAGGAGAACTAGTAGCAGAAAAATATAATGGTATCATAAAATATATCCCATTCCCCGAACACTTAAAGGGTAAGTATCAAACCTACACTTGTGCTAAAAAGGAATGGGATTATAAGTTTACTACTATTAAAGAGTATCTCCAGGTATAACCCTGTGAGAATCTTCATCAAAATGCTGAGTAGAGAACTCAAATAGTTCTGCGTCTTCTATTGCTACCATCTGATGCCTTGTATATCTACAACAATGAAAACTATCACCAGGTTCTAGGATCATTGTCTTTGCATCTTCTAAGTTATCTGTCGGGCCATAAAACAAATGGATCTTCCCTGATTGTAAGTAGAAGGTCTCATCTTTTAATATATGATAGTGCCATGAACACCTATGGTTTCTCTTAATAAACAATAACTTACCACAATACTCTGATGAGTTGGCAATCCATTTCTCCCAACCCCATCCTTTAGGTACAAATTTTGGTTTAGTTTCTCTCATCGTTTATCATTAAAGAATACTTTATCAGGCCATGCCTTATCATCTATGAAGTAATCTGCATGTGGTTTACCCATAATCAACTCATGATACTTACATCCCCAATCGTTCAATTGTTTCTCTGTAAGTTCAAATAAAACCTCTTTTGCTTTTATTGCAGCATCAAAATGAGTTTGATCGGAAAACCTACCCATTGCTCGTGCAGTGAAGTAGATAATATAATTACCCTCATCATAAAGTTTATTTAGTACCTTGATCCTCTGTTTCCAAGGTTCTGCTTTATGGTAATCTCTACCCACTGTGGGAGTACAAATAGTACCATCAATATCAACACAGTATCTTTTTGACATCTTCCTCCGTTAGTACATAAGTTCCTCGATGTGACACAGCCACTGCTGCTGCTTTATTGGCAAGAGGTATTGCTTCCTCCATCCTACCATACTTTAAATATCCATAGGTAAGTGCAGCAAGGAATGTATCCCCTGCACCTACTACATCAAATACATTTACCTTCTCTGCTGGATATAAATCACCTTTATACTCTGCTCCCTCACCACCTCTAGTTATAATTAAATTTTCATAATTATAATATGACATTCTTTCATACTCAAGTTCATTAACTTTAATATATGCATCAGCAGGTAAATTAGTTTTCTTACTATCAATAAAAACTGGTCCCTCAAACCACTCCACCAACTCAAACATTTTCTCTTGGGTTATAAATCCTTTATCATAATCAGATATAACAAGTGCATCATAGGTAGATTTCCACTCATCTGGAAACTCAAATGAAATAGGGGTTATCTCTGGTTCTTCATCGGAACGGAAGATCTGTTGATTAGACTTCTCATCTATAAATCTTGTCTTAATGATCTTCTCTGGATGAGTAGAAGTATAAGTTTCCACTCTAAATGACATAAGATTCTCTCTTACATTCCATACCATCCCCTTACTTGTCACTCCTCTCTTATATTGTAAGATAGGAACAGGAGCCTCTGGACTCAACCTCTTAGCATCTCCATAGAAATACCTGTCTTCACAACTATCTCCAATTAATAATACTTTCATAGATTTTTAATCTTACTAATAGTACTGCTGCTGGCATAACCACCAACTCTTGGAAGAAATCTTACTTCCTTGGCAAACTCTGCTCCTACTACCTCACCGTCTCTCCAATCATCACCAAGTAATAGTATATCAGGACTATACATTTCTACCAAGTCCTCTAACTCTTGTCTCGTATCAAATGTCAACACAGTATCAATATACTTAATTGCTTCTAACATTGCAACCCTATATCCAGCACTATGAACTGGTTTACCACCACCCTTATCTTCACTGATCTTCTCATCAGTATCAGTGGCTACAATAACCTTCTCTCCTAGTGATCTTGCAACCTTGAATAATTGCACATGACCTGGATGAAGAATGTCAAAAGTTCCATTTACGAATACAGTTTTACACACGATAAACCTCGTCTACAGTTACCATACTTGCTCTTTTGTTAATGATTCTATTCACTTCAGGATCATCTTTCTGTTCCTCAGTAGGTATATATATTGCCTTTGAATTAACAGGACAATTCTCTACTGGATCAGTAAGATAATATACTGCTATACTCTTTCTATAACGCCCCTCAGGACACTCCAAAGGGGTAGGAAGTCCATGATATGAGTTTTGGGTAGTATCGAACATTACTGCACGATTAAAGAGTGTATCAGTGGAAGTTATACATTGTTTTCTATCTGATGACCAAAACTCTAATTGGCCTTTCCACTCAGGATTCCAGTTCTCAGCAAGATAAACAATAAGATTTAACTTCCGTTGGAGTTTCAGTTTAGGATGAATAGAATAGTCAAGATGTATGTTTAGTTTACCACCTTTTCCATGCATATGCAACCCTCCACCATGTAAACCCACATCAGGGTACAACTTCTTGATACCCGTAATCTTCTGTAGTTTAGAAATAAAGGAAGGGGAATTCAAGTAACAAAATGTAGAGTATAAGTTCCTTGGAAACAAATTCCATGTATTACAAGCCTTCTTATTCTCTAAGGGATTATTATATACATACCAGACATCAGAATTGTAATCAGGAAACTCCCGACTTAATGACATCGCAGTCTCATCATCAAAGAAGTTATCTATTACTACATGATTAAATGGTTGTCCTTTGATGAACTCAGATTTTAATTTAGAAACTTCAAGTCGATTGATCATATATAATTGTCTTCTGTAAAGATTGTATCATACATATTCATCTCCTTATGAACATGGTGCAGGTCACAAGGATCAAATCTATCCCCCGTACCAATCATCAACTCTCTATCAATTTTACCATGTTCTCCCTCAGTATACAAGAAGTTCTCATCTAATGTAGCAAGATAATTTGAATTGGCCCACCAGAAATTACCACTATAATGTGGGTATGGTTTCATTCTTAACTTAACTCCCACTGAATCATACTCCTCTAATTTATCAATACACTCTCTCCATTTATCAATCACATAATATTCTAAAAATAATCTCCATGCATGTAGTTGAGGAACAAACTGTCTACTTGCTCCCTTTGCATGAAAGAATAATACTTTATAATCTGGATTCTCCTTAGAGAACTTATACATTGATTCAACAGTCTCACCCTCATCCTTAGTCAATCGTTTATTGTACTGAACTCTTGCCTTCTCTGGTAATGAAAACATCTCTGCTTCTCCCACAATACCAATATGAATAAACTCACAAGAATCCATTAATCCAGATGTGTGTAATCTATGCATCTGTTGTTGATATATCAAACCAGATAATTCAGTCTGATATAGGTGGTAAAAAATTGCTAATTTTTGTAACATAATGTTTGTAGAACTCTTCAAATTCAGATGATCCGTAAAAATATCGTTTCCCCTCCCTCATATATATGAACGGCACATTAAACTTTCCTAACTCTGCTAATATCTCATCTGTGATTTCCTTTCCTGCATTCACAACTTCTAACCATTTACCATAAGGCCAATCCTTTACACTCACCATTATACCAATATCTTTAGGAAACATCCACTCTGGTAAAACTCCTTGGGCCCAGAAACATTGATACCTTTTACACTGAGAAGGTCTATTAGGATGTATTGAGCATCCATTTTTAATAAACCTACAAGGATTACCTGGTGTTATATGTTGCCCATATACTTCATGATTGAGATACCTACAACATAAATCACATTCACCACATTCTCTAACCTGCTCCATGAAAGAAAAAGAGTTGAACTAATCTACAGTTATCATATGTAGTTCCAAACCAATCCCCATTTGAGTGCCATAAGAAAGGATTAAACATCACCAAACGATTATATTTAAATCCAATATTGTCCGTACATATCCACTTAGATTCATCCTTTCCTTCCGTATCAAAAAATTTTACCATATCATCATGAGAATTTATACCATACTTAGCAGCTTCTTCCATATTAGGAGCTGTCTCCCATCCAATTTCTTTGTGCTTCCAGAACTTAGTTCCTGCTGTGGGATGAAAAATAGGAGTTAAATAAAGAACTCCTGCCCATACTAATCCTGGATTTGGATCAAAATGTATATGCTGAGAACCATACTGTCCTTCTTTGGTTATTCTAAAATAAGAACACTTATTCTCTGGTTTTGTGACAAGTTGTTCTCCTACTACTGCGGAACATGCCTCTGTCATCTCCTCCTCACCATGACTATCACTACTATCCCTTCCAGGCCAATTCTTACCACCCAATCTTTGATACTGTTGTTCTAATGCATATGCACGAACAGCATCAGGATTATCTAAGAAACCATCAACAATAATTAAATTTCTACGTCTCATAGTATTCTTAATAAATCGTGTTTAACATCTTCAAAGGGTTGATTCCAATCTCCTTGAACTGACTGTGTATATATTCTCATTTTATCACCAAACCAGAAGTCTTGCAACCACAAATAATAAGGATCTTTTGGAACCACTGTCCATATAGGTGTATTTAATCCTGCACATACAATAGGAATACATGTAGAACTACTAATGGTCAAGTCTAGTCTAGAGATGGCTGCAAATGTATCATCCCATGTTTCAAACCATGATCTCTTGTGTTCATGAAGAGGAATAACATTAGAGGGTATATCATCTATTCCATCATCCTTATGTAAAGAATACAACTCAACATTTGGAAGAGATCCTAACTCTTCAAAATACTGAGCAGGGATAATTGTATCTTTTTCAAATGTAGTATTGCCTGTCCATCTAACACCTATTTTAAATTTATCGCTGGGCGGTATGATCCTTTTCCATTTAGTGAGGTATTCCTCAGTAGGTTCAAGATAAGGTTCAATGGGAACTTGATCCTGAGTCACACCCAATGCAACAGGAACTTCACCCACAGGAACCCAGTAATCATAATCCTCAAAATCTTCTACCTCAGTAATATGTATTACTTTATCAATACTTTTTATTCTTGCGATAACAGTATAAGATGACCAATAGTTAGTTGCAAAAACCACTCTCATTCCTCTCTCTACAAAATTATGAGAGAACTTTGCCCCAAATAATTCATCACCTATTCCAGCTTCACCAGTGATTAATATAGTCTTACCTGTTTCAAATCTTGCATTCCATATGGGTTTTTTATGTTTATAAGAATATGCTCCCCACCGACTAGTCAACCTCTCAGTGTGCATCTTCACTAAGAGTTCTCTAAATTCTATAGGGTTGCCCATTGTGCTAGTGTCTCTCTTGCTATTCGTAAGGACTTTGGTTTATCACCTGTTCCCACATGAATAAGAAAAGGCCTTTGCCAATCCTCTGGACATATACCCTGATACTTTAATCCATACTTTGCAAGATTAAAAGACAATGCAAACTCATCTGCATAATGACCCCATCCACGATTCCATTCACCTGGTTCATCATTGTTTGGAACTGCTAAATCAGAGATTTGTTGTGATGTAAGAGGTATAGGTTCCCATAAATCATGAGTTAAATTAGATGTCACCACAAAGTTAGTAGCAATTCCCACATCTCTACCATCCCTTTTAAAGTATGGTATTCTGTCAGCATAATACTTCGTGCTAATATTATAATTATCATTAAATGCAACATAAGCAGGATCTTTTACAATCTGTTGCACATCAGGAAAATGAGGATGAATAAGCATATCTGCATCACACAGCATGTTTAGATCAGCATCTCTACCATCCTCAAACACTTGCATCTTCTCATAATTAATCGGATAATCAGGAAACTTTCTTTGAGTTATCAAATTAATCAGGAACCCATGTCTTTCCGCATAGGATTTAATAGTAGGAAAGGTTAATGCAAAAAGTTCTGGAAAGAAATCATTGATGTTAAGGACATGAATAAGTTTTTTCATTATAAAGTAATCTCCTCCATTTTTAAGTTAAGATCTGAGTTCTCAGGTAATGAATAAGGTGTTTTATTATCTTCCCATAATTGCATAGCATGTTCGGGTCTCCATGTAAAGGGAAGATCTCTTGAGACTGACATGTGCATTACATAAGGATCAAGAGGCATAAACATACTAACATGTTTTCCCCATAACTCACTAATAGTATCACCCTCCCATGAAGCTGCATCAGTTCCTGTTACTTGTAATCGATCAAAAGTTTCTTTATGTTTCTTGAATACTTTTGCCTTGAGCATGAATGTTTCATGAGTATACCATGTTGTTCTATAATATCCTATAGGTGTAGGTACTACTGTGCAAGGTCTTACATAATAATCAAGTGTTGGGTTTGATGCAAAAGGAAACATCTGAACAAAACATTGAGGAAAGATCCCTACATCTCTATCAGTTCTTCCATCAAATTCTTTAACTTGTAAATTAGCTTCCTCATCCGATACTCCTACTGACCATAAAGATTTTCTAAAAGTATCACGAGGACCAATTACATTTATCAAATGGTCTAGATAATACCATGCATATACCATCCTTTGAATTGCATCAGGATAATGAAGATGATCATCATCTACAATATACACAAAGTCTTCATCAGATAAATCATAAATGTAATCATAAGCCACCTTTACAGAAAATCTTGATTGTATATGAGGATCTTGTCCTTCTGTGTCTCTATCTCCTAAAAAATCAAAAGTAACTTTCTTCTTTGACTCTTCACATATTTTTGTAAGACTCTCTCTAAAGTATTCACTAGATCTATCATCAATAATATGATAATCTACATCCTCAATATTCTCCATGTTTTTAAGAACAGAGTTAACACAACGAAGAGCACACTCTGTCTTATTCACAATCCTCTTTGATTGGATTGAAGCCTTATCACATGTTCTAGTGATGATATGAAGCATCAGTGTAAATTACCTGCAATGGAAATTCTATAGTCATCACTAGTCTGAAAAGGATATACAATATGTAAAAGTTTTGCAGGAAACATTACAATCCTCCCTTCCCATCCACTTTCTACAAACATCGGACAATTAGTAATATTACCAAGCACTGAAGTATAAACAAACTGAAAAGTAGATGTTAACTGCCTTGTTCTTGATTTCTTACAGTTCTCCATGTTCCTTTCATCTTCTAATTTAAATGGAATATGCAACCATGCAACAAAACTCAAAGTACCATCATGATTATGAAGGGGATTTACCTCTAGTTTCTTTTGCATATTTACCCATACGGATTCTACTTTTAAATTTTTATTTGGATTCTCTTTGGGATAATAATCCCATTTTTTCTGATATGCTCTACCCATCTCCTCTAGATAGGGATCAAGAAATTGTCTACTCTTGGTTATTTCATATTCTTTTGTGATCTGACCTGCAAGAGACTGATTCATTTTTACGATATCTTTATCATTAGTATGAATATCTACTATCTCTTGGTTAAGAGTCTGATATATCTCAGGAGGAATCTTACCATTAGTAAGTCCTACGTTTGGAAGATGTGCATGATCAAACATTATTTTCTTTCTCCACAGGATTATATACCAAAGGATTATATATTTCTCCTTTATCAATATTCATAGAAATACACATTCTCCTTCCTTTTGTAGGGGGAACTTCATGGTGTAACATGGCTGGCCATAGGGCAAGCATACCATTTTGGGGTTGAAGTGTCAATGGTTGATTGTTATTATTTACTCCATCGTTCAATACACTTTCAAAAATAACAGGAGCACAACCAGGTTCTACATCCACATAATAACAACATGCAAAATCAGTTGGAAAATGTGAATGTCTCTTTGTCCATTCAGTATCTTCATACATCATAGCCCACAAATTGGTAGCCTTAAACTCAATATCATCACACTCATAATATCCTGCACAAATAAACTTACATGCATCTAGAACTCTATCAACTATAAGTTTGAACTTTGGATTCTCTTGGTGAGTTACCCATGAACTGTGCCATGCCTTTACATTACTCTTAGTGGTCTCTGGAAATTTCTGTCGGTGTTCCAGTATCACCTGCTTTAGATACTTATTCATCTCTACATGATCCTCCAGAATGGTAGTAAAAACTGCCATTGGTTTAGAAACATGTTGTATCTCAAATCGACTACTCATGTTTTTGCCACCCTTCCATCTAATGTAATAGTTGATAAATCATGAGGGTTGTCATATGCATACACACCATCCTGCACAATTCCAAACATATCAAATCTCATCATTGCATCTGCTGTTGTTATTATACCATGATGAATGGCATATGACACTAGGTTCTTTGCCATAAGAGGATCAATAGAATATGCATGAGCCCTACATATAAATCTATCTAGTCCTTGATGATCTGATGCATGTGGTGGAATAGTATCATTATTCCTTAAACTACCTGCTATTTGCTCACTACCACCCAAATAAACAATATTATTAAGATAGTTATGTCTCAGATAAGGTTTTACCATTACAGCATCATGTTCTAATATAACAATGGGCATATCTTTGTCAAGACACATACACCACAAACTATAATGAGAGAGAAAGCAGGCTATCTGAGTCATTAACAGATCTGCTCTTTTTAATCTCAAAAAATTAACAAATGCCTGACCCTGTAAGAACTCAGGAACCTTGATAGTTCCCAGTTCACCTATTGGTTTACCTAGATCATGCTGCTGAACTTTAATCTTAGAATCAGTAGCATCAAATGCAGGAAACATTTGAACATTTGGTTGTCCTACTTTTTGACAAGACTCATAACATTGTTGAGTTAATTTTTGAGAAACTTCATTACCTTGAATAGAGATGATATAAGTCCCCTCTATAGACATCTCAAGTTGACTATAATAATTCATAATGCTTCAGGATAAAATGTCTCATAATACCAACGATTATTATCTATAACCATCTTTGATTGCTTTTTTGTCATCACTTTTGGCCATCTAGGTTCTAACTTCTCCAATTTAGTTCTTGTTTTATGACTCACGAGTGCTCTATAAGTCGTATCATGTTCATAATAGTCTGGTTTTGGTATATTGTCAAAGTCGTGCTCAAAGTTTGGTTCTCCTAACCATTGATATATTTGTTGTAGTGATTCTCTTGGATTCTCATTAAAATCTTCGTGCCTACAAAAAAAGAAACTATTGGGATTCTTCTGTGCTACTTCAATTAGATGAGGAAGTGTCTGTAATGGACGGCCTAAAAGAGATTGAGTATCTGTACAATACATCTCCATCCTTTTTTCAAATGGTTCTTGATAAGTAGTCTGATTAGGTACTTGTGGATATTTCCATATAAGAGACTCAAAAGAACAAATGATATCTCTTAAATCTCTCAGTATCACCAGATATTTAGAGGTAGGATCAATTGCAAAAGTAGTAGGAAACCACTCTGACCATAACCTTGACTTAGAGAAGACAATGGGTTTATCAGTCATTGCCTCAAGCCATCCTCTCATTCCCTGACGGAGGAAATTAATATATGATTTATTTAATACATCTTTATCTAATGCTATAAACTCTGATACTTCATTTGATCTTGTTTGACATGCATCAAAAAAGTAAGGCATACAGCATGTGCCTGTTGTAAATATTCTTGGATTCTCATTCAAGATATTCATAATAAGTGTTGAAGCAGTTCTAGGAAGACCTAGACAATAATGAAGTTGTTGCATAATAAAGTGATTTTGATTATTTATTCTTTAATAGCATGACCACTACCATAACCACCTTTGATCTCCACCCAAGTACCAGGAAGTAGAACTGGTGATGAACGACTGACTTTATCATTTAGTCCCAATCCTCCATATGAAATACCTCTTCCCCATATGTAAAAATTACCATCGGCTTTTTTACAGGCTGTTACATCCTCTACTGAAATGGTATTGGCTTCACTGTTATCAAACACACCAGGAGTTGCAGTTGCCCAAGTCCCAGGAATTTGAGTTGGTGATGATCTTCTCATAGTTCCTCCTATATTTAGTCCCATTTCTCCAACTCCTCCTGATCCCCATGTCCATAGTGTTCCATCAGTTTTAGTTGCCATAACCCTTCTAAAATCCCCACCATAGTTCAGTGCTAGATAATCCCAATTAGTATTAGTTCCTATTTGAATTGGTGATGATGCTCCACTACCATAATTGACTGTGGGAGAACCACCACTTCCATTCAACCCTAGTGTTCCTTGTCCATTATCCCCCCACATCCATAGTGTTCCATCAGTTTTGATGGCTCCAGCTGTATACTTTCCAATTGCCAGTTGTTTCCACGTTGTACCTGGCATTTGAACTGGTGATGATCGCATTGTAGGGGCATTATTGACCCACATCAATGCACTACCCGTTCCCCACATCCACAGGGTTCCATCAGTTTTAATTCCTCCCATAGTTTGCAGTCCTCCCTGTATATATTTCCAATCAGTATCAGTTCCTACTTGAGCTGGAGAAGATATCCTGTTTCCTTGTGTGTTCTGTCCTAAAAATCCTTCAAAACTATATCCACATGTCCATAGTGTTCCATCAGTTTTAAGTGAAATTTGACCATAACCAGCAGCGACTGAATACTTCCAATCAGTACCAGTTCCTATTTGCATTGGTGATGATCTTTTACCGTTACTAGGTCCTAAGTTGTAACCTGACATCCCACCTTCATTCTTCCCCCATGCCCACATTGTTCCATCCTTCTTCCCCGCCGTTACATTATAACCAGTAAGACCTCCTATCCATTTCCAAGTAGAATCAGTTCCTACTTGAGTGGGTGATGAACGATTAAAACTTGTATTATTACCATTAAGTCCTAAAGATCCATCTCTATTATATCCCCATGACCATAATTCTCCCCCCCACTGATAACCACCCGTAGTCCCAGCCACGGATTGATCATACCATTCATCTAATGTCCACGTATTGGTTCTTAAAGCAGGTGTAGCCATTATACTTTATAGGATCCTTTGAACCTATTTATCCCCAAAACCTCCTCACATTTATCATAGAAGTAAACATTATATATCTGTTCACGAGCAGAGAATAAATGATAAAACATCTCCACTCCTAAATGATTTGAATATGTAGTACCGATACCCCATTCTCCACGACCCTTCCCAAGATCCCAGACTCCCTGTTTAGGCCTACGTTGGAAGTGAGTTGGTGGATACATCTCAACTTCTAGTCCTCTTTCTTGTGCTGCATAGGTGTAATATCCACAACAATCAGCCTTCCTATGATCAGGTTTAACACTCAATCTTCCAAAGTCCTCATACATCTGACGAGTCAAGCAAAATGCTGATGGTGCAACATAATTGTGCTCATCATTATCCAGATGCATTCCTCTCTGCACATTACCAATTAACTTTCCTTTCTCTGCTTGCTCAAATGTATATTCAAGTGCATAAGCATTTAAAGGAATACAATCAACATCTAATAAAAGAACAGTATCATATTTCTGTTCTACAAATAACTGATTAAATCCATAGTCAACAGCATCAGGATGAATAACCTCCTCTCCATGTGTCTGAGAACATAATGGAAGAAAGTCTGCTGTTGTATTAAACTTCTTAACTACCTCTGCCTGAAGTCTTACAATATCAGTATCAAGAGAAAGATTATAAAAGGTAAATATTGCTCTCTTCATAAACCATCCCCTACTTTTACATATAAGTTACCTGACACCACATACCTTGGTTCTTCTAAGGGTAATTGTCTACTTCGATGAACCAACCAACCAGGAAATATAATCCAAGTATTTTCCATAGGTAAGATCTCTTGCATTCGAGTTCCACGTGCCTCTGATTTTCTTGGATCATGAAACTCTGTACCTCCAGCAGTTCCATCACCAGGATCATGAAGATAATACACACCCGATAGAAATGAAGGGTTATGATCGTGCCAAGGGTTAGATTCTTTTTGATCTATACCTTTCCATCCTTTATATACCCATGCACCTGAACCAGTAAACTCTAATGCATTTTGATTAGAACAAAAACCATCTACAGTCGCAAGATAATTCCTACATGCATTATAGAATTCTTCTCTTAACTTCAACCAGACAGCAGGTGCATCATCTCGAAATAACATTACCCAAGTTTGATACTTAGGTGTTAAGTCATTATCAGTATACATCTTCTGCTCTATCATCCAGTCAGTGCAAGCCATCATCTCTTGCTTGTCCTGAGGTGTGATGGATGGACACTTACTCCTTACTATATGAGTAGGGAATAGATCATATTTCATAGTATCTACCATTCCCAATTCTCCATAATTTCATATAGTTTATCTATGGTCTTATCCCAACTATTATACTCCATTTGCTGCAATACTACAACGTTATCAGGATACCATCTCATATCCTTAGTTTCCCATGTTATATATCCCATTAAAGGGGGAAGAACTATCACTCTTGCTCCCATTGCACCAGCTAAGTGAGCAACAGAAGTACAAGAAGTAATAATTAAATCTGCCTCCTCAAAAATATCATAGGTATCATTCCATGTCTTAATACTTGGAGCAAGATCCCATACATTTGCATTCTTCGGTATATCACTATCTTCCATTTGTACTGAGAATAATTGCCCAAACTTATCAAGTCCTAACATCTTCTCTATTGGAATACTTCTAAACTGCTCATGTTCAAACTGAGCACTACCTTTCCAACGAATACAAATCTTCTTACGACCATTCGCAATCCGATTCATTTCTGGAACAGGATTTGCTCTCTTCTTAAAGTATGGAAAAGTCACACCCTCCATAGGATCATTAAGTCCTAAGAAGTAAGGAGCTGACATTGCAGGAACATACTTATCCCACTGGGTCTTCGCTATCTGTTCTGGTTCATATAAATTCTCAAACCCACATGAACCTAATAAAGGTATCAATTCTTTAGGAGAAAATATCTTAACTGTCTTACAGTATTTCTTAAGATGTTCTACATAACGAACAAATATCATTCCATCACCCAGACCTCCTTCCAGATAAAAAGCAATGGTATCTACTGTCTCACCATTCCATCTATACTGCTCACCTATATTATACTTACTCCGCAATATCCACTCATGACCCCATACTCTTAATTCATCTATAGCACCTACACGAATATACTTATATCCTTCTTGAAACTTATCTTCTGCTAATAAATGCCATCCATAATTAAATGATGCTCTTACATTTGTATCTGCAATTGGTGCTAATAATTTCCTGGTTTGATTTAATTTACCTTGAGCTGTCATATACAACCCTAAGTCTACTATATAACCCTCATTATTTTTCCACTTTTTAGGAAGAGATCTAAGAATGGCCTCTGCTTCTGGTGCTCTTTCTAAGTAATAAAGAATTTTTGCTTTATGAATAAGCACGGTTTCATTAGGAGTGACTTTCTCTACACACTCCAGTGCCTTACTATAATTCTTTTCTTCATGATGAATACCTGCCAAAAGGAACATTATTTGCTCATCCTTTTCTCTTTTCAAATATGCAATAGCAAGTTCTCGTGCAGCAGGAAATTCCTTTGCATCAAAGAGTTCATTAATAAGTTGTGGAATCATTTTTTCAATCCAAGATTAGGTCTACCATCAAATACTCTATCCTTAAACTCTCCTTCTGCATCAACATAGTGCATAAAGAGTTGGTATTGCGTCTCCCCTTCAAACTTATCTCTCCAATGTTCTAACTCGGTTCCATGATAGACCACCATATCTCCTACATCAAGAGGAACCTCATGACTCTTACCAGCATAATCTTTTATCCATATAGGCCATTGCTTCTCATAATCTCCACCTAAACATATAGTCACTGAGTATTGACACTCTGGTCTATCACTATGTCTTTCAAGTACAGAACCGTTCTTATAGATTCTTGCATATGTATATTGGGGTATTAACCGTTTTCCTACTATTTTACCTATATCCTCGGTGGACATATACATTGCCATATCAAAGGCAGGATCTCCATAAAGACAATGAGAGTTAGGAGCTTGGTCATCTCCTCTTAAACTAGAATCATTCTGTGCTCTAAGAGTAAAGTAATTACGAAGAAATAGCGAAAAATAAGGAACGACATATCCTTTAACTTTTTGGAATCCCTGATTTTGAAAAAGTGTCATAAATATTTTTCTGAGTGGCAACCCAACTTACTAATGTATATCTATGTCCCCACGTAACTGGATGTACCTTATGTACAAAATCTTTATATGATGGGAATGCTATCATCATACCCTTTTTAGGTTTAATCGTCAACCCCAGTTCAGGAAATTCTAGTTCTCCCCCACCATACTGATCATTCAAATAGAAAAGAAAGGAAACATCTCGTTCCATCAGTGGTTCCCATTGACGAGTTTCATAATTAAATTTTTCTCCATCATTATGTGCTTTATAGTGACCACCTGGAGGATATCCTAAAAACTGAACGGGTTCATATGATTTAAATTCACACTTATATTTTGGCACTACATAATTAACAAAACAAGCAGCAACAGCTTCTTCAAGTTTTTTCGACAATTCCTTGGTTATAGTATACCACAAAGTATTACGAACTTCTAAATCAGTCTGATTTTTATCTTGATCATCTTCCCCCTCATTAATAATAGTTGCTTGAGAAATATTTTTTTTATCATTCGTAAGGAGCATTATCTCCTCAATATGTTCTTCAGGAATTACATTCTGCTGTATAATAATCAAGTCATATGGATTGTGTAGTAGCATAATAAAAAATGATTTAGTTGTTGATAGATGTATTTTATATAGTGTTAGAAGGATTGTTTTCCCATAGTAACTTTAGCAGAAGTATCAGCCTCACTAACATAAGATATATCCCATTGACCAGGTATTTGAACTGGTGATGAACGATTTGTTTTACTATTATCTCCAATCACACCCTGATAATTAGCTCCCCATCCCCACAGACTTCCATCAGTTTTAACGGCCATAACATTTCTTATGAATCCTCGAGCCTCACTCCAATCTGTACCCGTTCCTACTTGAGTTGGTGACGAAATATTTTTACTAGGAGAACCTTCATTTTGTCCCATTTCTCCCTTTTCATTAGATCCCCATGTCCACAATGTTCCATCAGTTTTAACTGCCACAGTTGCTTGTAAAGCGATAGAATTTATTTTAGACCATGTAGTCTCAGTTCCTACTTGAGTTGGTGATGAACGATAAGTTCTATCATTGTGTCCTATATTACCGAGATTATTATTTCCCCATGACCATAGACTTCCATCAGTCTTAATTGCATGAGCTCCTGTTGCACTAGCTCCACATATTATTGCCCAATTAGTATCAGTTCCTACTTGTTTAGGTGATGAATAACTTGTTTGATTATTATGTCCTAATATTCCATTACCTGAACCTCCCCACATCCATAGTGTTCCATCAGTTTTAATTGCTCCACTAGAATTATAACCAGTACTTAACGAACCAATACTCGTAGACCACGTAGTATCAGTTCCTACTTGTCTTGGTGATGATTCTCCACCAGAGGGCCATGATATCGTAGAATTAAGTCCCAGTTGTCCATCAGTATTAACTCCCCATGCCCATAGGGTTCCATTAGTTTTGACAGCCATTGTATTATATTCACCCCACACTGCATGAGCCCAATCAGTACCAGTACCTAGTTGAACTGGTGAGGAATACTTATCAGAACTTCCTGCAGGTCCAGGAGCAGACTCATTTAAACCCAACATTCCTTTGAAGTTTACTCCCCATGTCCAGAAGGTTCCATCCGTTTTAATTCCTCCCACCGCATATGCACCACTTCCCATTCTACTCCAATCAGTACCAGGTATTTGAAGTGGTGATGAACGTCCTGGTGATGTATCATTTTGTGCTAAGTTTCCAACCTCATTATATCCCCAAACATAAAATTTATCTGGTAAACCAGTATAACTCCAAATACCTCCCTGATTTATTTTATTATAAACCTGGTCGAGTTCCCATACACCCTGTTCTTTATCAGTGATAGCCATAGTTTATCCAAATGCATAACGGGTTGTTAATCCATCTGGTTTATAAAATCCTACTTCTACATCCTCTGTTGCAGTTCCAATTCCTGTAGATCTGGTTCCAATTTTTTCATTAGTATGAATACCAGCATATGATGTAAGTGCTTTTGCCACAGTAGAAGTATCAATACCTGATATTATACCATCTATTCTATCAGATAGCAACCCACGTATTCCAGCAATCTTTGCTTCTTTGGTAATATATGCCTCATGATTTGTCTTAATCTTATTGGCAAGAGTGCTTACAGTTGTTCCACGATAGAATGCTTCTGTGGTTAATCCTGCATTTGCTGTTGCACTACTTAAGAATGCTGTTGCGGCCTCATACTTATAACCTGATGCTGATGCATAAACACTATCTGCATAGGTTCCTAATTCTGTTTTACGAAGATCTAATTCCATCTCATATACAAGAGTCTTCCATTCTCTTACAAATTCGTGAATCTTACCCGTGATATCACTTATCCATTCTGCATCTGTGATCTCATGTATATGATTACTATCATCCGTACTTACACCATCATCGGCAGTTCCATAATAATATTGTCCCCACTCAAAAGTATGTACTAATCCACTAAGATTAGGATGAACCGCCCCATTAGTTGCTTTAGTAGTAGCTTCCGATACGCCCGTCACGGAATCTACTTTTATCCATTTAATATTTTTGGCCATGGTCGCTCGATTACTTTTCTTTTATTTATAACTGTGATGGAGTAAGAAGTGGTTTCAGAATATAAGATACTCGGTCACAAACACAGACTTGATCGTTATTCAAACTAGAATAAGAAGTTAGTGTTCCTAATTGAGTTGGTGATGAAAGTTGGTGAACGGTGCTGCTGTTGTTGTTATGGTCTAATGATCCATAATTTCCATTACCCCAGTTCCATATTGTTCCATCAGTTTTACTGGCCCAAAACTTCCGTCCAGGATCACTATAAGTACCCCAGACATGCTTCCAATCAGTCCCAGTTCCCATTTGTCTTGGTGATGAATAATCGCTTGTATCATTTTGACCTAATTCTCCTTGTTCATTACCTCCCCATGACCACATTGTTCCATCAGTTTTGACTGCTACCACACCAGATTCATCTGATGAACTTGAACCTGCTACATCTGACCAAGTAGTATCAGTTCCTACTTGTTTGGGTGATGAATAATTTGTTTTATTATTAAGTCCTAATTCTCCTACCTCATTATTTCCCCATGTCCACAGTGTTCCATCAGTTTTAAGTGATAACATAGTTGAACCAGACACAACAATCTTTGACCAAGTAGTATTAGTTCCTACTTGTTTTGGTGATGAATATTGTGTGTTGCTATTATGTCCTAATCTACCACCACCACCACTTCCCCATGTCCACAATGTTCCATCACTTTTAATAGCCCCAACACTGTAACCTGCAGATATCTTACTAGTCCAAGTAGTATTAGTTCCTACTTGTCTTGGTGATGAATAATGTGTGTTGTTATTCTGTCCTAATGCTCCAGCAGAATTTCTTCCCCACATCCATAGTGTTCCATCAGTTTTGACGGCCATTGACGTATAATTTTTACTTTTAACCGTATCCCACGTAGTATCAGTTCCTACTTGAGTTGGTGATGAATAATTTGTTCCATTGTTTTGTCCTAAGGGTCCATAACTTTGATTATATCCAGCTACCCATAATGTTCCATCGTCTCTGGTTCCCAGAAAAGACTCCTTTCCAGTATCAATACTTCTCCACCCCGTCGCTAATGTACCGCCAAGTTGAGTTGGTGATGAACGTGATGCACCATCACCATTTTCATTATTCAAGATCTCACCATAATTACCCTGACCCATTGCCTGAAGATAAAAAGCTTGCTCCCATAAACTCTGGAGCTGCTTATCCCTTACCTGTTGTAAACCCCATACACCTTTTCTAGTCATAAATCAATCCTCCTAAGATGTAATCTGCTTACCAGATGCAGTGATTTCTAATCTATCTGCTTGGTTGGCATATCCTCGTAACTTATAACCTGATGCAAGATACTTAGGTTTCTCACAGAGTTCAACAGTAGACTCAGCAGGAATAACCATATCATAACAGAGATATGATTGAATATTATTACTTCCATCTGTCCATGCAACTCTTGCTTTTACATCATTGGATCCATCATCATTCGCAAGAAGAATGCTTTGAACAACAGAAGGATTAGAAGTAGAAGTATAGATATCAGTCATGGTAGAACCAGAGGTAATATCAACCTGTGCATCCCAGAAATCTGTATCCTCTTTATATTCTATGATAATTGTTGCTTCTAATGCAGACGCTGTATCGGACTGCAATTCGATTGTTTCACTTGGACCAAGAACCTTAGGTTGCTTAAGTAATTCAACAGCTGAACCTGCAGGAACTGGTATATTATGTGCAATGGAGAAACTTGATTGTATCTCACCACTGATTGATGCTTCAGAACCACTGATATTACATATGTGAATAGAGTGAACAATCGTTCTGTGATCAGTACTTGCATTTGCAGTCAATGCAGTTGCCATTGAGGTAGTAACATCATACTGAGTTGCACCACTGATACTAGTATTAAACTCACCAGATCCACCAGCAGCAATACCAGTTATTAAACTACCATCACCAACAAATGATGTAGCAGTACAAACTCCTGTTACTACAACACCACCGTAAGCCGTCTCAAAGGTTTTTGAATTATCACAGTAGAGAGCAACATTTCCATTACCTGCAGCAACTATACTATTTTCCCAAGAACCTGAAGCATAATTTTGAATATTTAAATTTCCATCAGCTCGAGCTTGGAAACTCCAATAATCTGCATTATCATCTCCATCATCAGCTAAAAGTCGTAACTCTCCTTGTTGACCTTCACCTCCAATAACACTTAACCTTGCAGCACTTGTACCATTAGTAATGTTGACACCTGCTGAGACTGTTTTTAAAACTTCAGTATTATCATTATAGAGCGATACAGCTCCGTCAGCAACTGCTTTTATCATGTCTTCACTACCACCAGCATTCATTAAATTAAGTTCGCTGGTCTGAATTATTAAATGACCTGTGCCAGAATCTACTATTCTTGAATGTTCTGAATCATGATATAGTTGTAAATCTGATCCAGCCCCGATAGCAAGTTTAGTTAGATCTTGAAAGAGTAATTTATCATTTGATGCATCCCAAGTAATAGAAGTAACACCTGCCTGAGATCCTATAATATTAATATCATTTCTCAATGTAGTCATTCCCACTACATCCAGTGATCCTGAGTTAGCAGTTCCTAATGAAGTAACACCAGAAACATTCACATTACTTGTAAAGGTTGCTGAAGTTCCAGTGTTAATATTATCTGTAGACGCAACACCAGTTAGTCCTGAACCATTACCAGTGATAATACCAGTTACTGATATACCATTAGGATTAACCACTAAGGATGCTGTTCCACCAGCCACTACTCCTACATGATCAGTAGATGGGAAGTAGAGACCAGTGTTTGGATCACCTGTATAGTAAATACTTGCCTGAGAAGTAGTACCTCCTGTATATCCAATTGCACCAAAAGCATTATCTCCATACTTACTTACAAACTTACCACCCATATTAAATGGTGCAGCATCTACCCAGACTGCAGTATTTCCTATTCCTAAAGTCTCTTCATCAAACCATACAAAAGTTCTACCATATTCCGTACTATACCATAAATCACCATTACTAGGAGATGACGGTGCTTCACTACTAATACTTACACTTCCGCTTCCACCACCACCACCAGAAATAGAAATATCTATCGTAGTTCCATCGGTTTTAAATGTATTTCCTGCACCAATAAAATTAAGGGTAGTGAATCCATAACCAACTATCCCCTGTGTACTACCAATACCAATTCCCCCACCAGTATTGAGAAGATTTACACCATCACCATAATAAGTGACCATCCCAACGGCCGCTCCAATAGTTGCTCCAACACCTGAAGCATCTTTGGTGAAGATAACATTGGCAATTGTACCAATACCACTATAGTTTATATTAGTACCTTGAGCATTAGTAATAATACCAACTGGCATATTACCTGTACCAACTACCTGTAAACTACCAGTACTCGTAACACCACTGACATTCAGTTCATCTAACGTACCTAGAGTAATTCCAGTAGATACACCCGTTATGACTAAATTAGTAGCTTGTAACGATACTGCATCAACAGTTGTTATTATTCCTGTCGTACTCCTCAGAGTAACAATCGTACCTACACCGCTTGCATTTATATCAGTTACCGCAATTCCACCCTTAACATCCAGTTCAGTCGCAGGAATTGTACTTCCTATACCTACTTTATTAGTGGACGCATCAGCAAAAATAAGATCGGTATCTACTTCGAGTCCGTTCTTTACTACAAAATTCTTATTTACAGCCATTTGGGTTCACTCTCCCCCTATTTTTTATTATTTATACCTTCTCTATCTTAATCGTACCTACCACTCCACTATGCCCACCTATAGTAGCAGAATCAATAGGAATAGTAGCATATCCACGTCCACCTGTACCACCTGTACTACCATCATTACCACCAAAACCACCTTGAGAACCACCACCTCCACCACCATCACCATTAAATTGCCCATTACCTCCGTTGAACTGATAATTTAAACCTGCTTTATATCCTCTAATAACAGGAGTAGTAAAAATAGAAGTTGATTTTTGACCATTCTGACCAGTAAAGAATGTAGTGGATCCAATAGAAACGCAAGGTGCTATTCCTTGGTTAGCCCAATAATTACCAATTGTACATCTAGCAACTTGACCTCCTTGTCGTGCTGTAGTATTAGCAGTAGGCATATCACCAGTATTGCTATTAAATGGGAAATATCCAAATGATCTTATATCTGGTTCAGCACCAATACCTCCCCCATCTCCAGCACCACCCACACTACCTTGTCCTCCACCGCCACCACCTCCAACGGCAACTAACAATTCACCACCTTGATAGAAGAAAGATCCACCACCACCATTACCACCAATACCCGTTCCACCAGTTTGTCCAGCAGTAGCACTTATAGGAACACCACCAGAAGGCCACATTCTTGCTCCTAAATTGACGACATATTCTTGCTGTTGTGTAAGAGTCATTGTCCAAACACTTACTCCCCCTTCACCACCAGCAGTTCCATTCTCGGACTCAGCACCGCCAGCTGCTTTCATTGTTATCTTAACAGTAACATCTTCCTCTGGTGCATTTATTGAATATATTCTGTTCCAATTACCAGTAGGTTCCAATGAGTCTGAAGGAATTATTTCCAATGCTTCATCTTCTAAGTTAACTACCTTTGTACTATAAAGCGTAGCATTAACATCAAATTCCTCTAAATGCAGTATACTTCTATCAACATCTGCTCCTGCCACATCATAATTAACAACATCAGATAATAATGGGGAATTAACTGCACCAGGATAACTAATACTACATGCAACAGTATGAATTCCTGCAACGGTATCATTAATAGTTAAAATCCTTGTAGCACCACCACTGACTGTACGAGTGGTAGTATTAGTAGGATTCTCACCATTAACTTTCCATTGATAAACCAGATTAGGATCTACTGGTACTGAACCACCTGTAAGATTATCAATAAATGGGTAAATATATCTTTTTTCGTCTATTCCAGGAGCGGTTCCTGTTTGATAATCAATAAGAATACCTGCTGCTGCACAATCTGTCACAAATTTATTATAAGAACCCGCCACACTGGCTGGTGTCATACTACCAGAATTATCTATCCATAAGGTAACAGTTGTTCCTGCAGCATAACTATCTAGATTTGCAGCCTCAAACCAATTTGAGATATGTCCAACTCTATTCTCATCTCTGTTTACATCAGTAACAATATAATCTGTAGGAGCAACACTTGGAAGTATAACATTTGCAGGGCCTGCACCTCCCCTGAGAGGTACTCTGAAAATGTTAAATGGTCTTGTAGGCCATTTATTTCTAAAGGCCGTCCAATCATCATTAATATCCTCTGTCACCGTCGTGTTTGTTTGATCAATCACTGCAATACAAGGGGCAGGAACTCCTGCTCCAGTGGATGATCCAATTGATGCCAACACACTAAATGTTGCATCATTATCTACAGCAATAGTAGAACTAGTAGGTTGCTGAAGAATAACAATGGTAGCACCAACTTGAATTTCAACAGTATCTGAATTTAATGGAGCATTAGGAGCATTACCCGTAGAACGTGCTGTACCTGCAGTAATAGGATCACTCGTTCCATATGCAGATGCCTCATAACTTGCTTCTAAGTAAAACTCTCTTCCACTATCATTAAAGTTTAGTTCATTTAAAGTAAGTGTAGTAGTAGCAGTACCTGTGATAGTAGAACTAGTTGCTATGGGACCATAACCAGTCTCATACCATTGATAAGAAATAGATCCTGTTCCAACGGGAAGAGCTGTTGCAATTCCTATTAAATTGATAGTGGAAGATTCTGTTGTAAGACCTACAGGTTGAGTGGTATAAGAAAGGAAAGGTCCGTTTAAATCAAGAGTAGTAGGAGTACTCCTATATGCTTTAAATCCTATCATGCGAAGTTCTGTCCTCCTACAATACCGTAAAGTCCCTCACCCGAATCCGTAATATTATCTCCATCAAATATCATGAATGAATAAATGTCAGTTTTCTCTGCAGTAGTTGTAACCGTTGGAACAACAGCAGCAGGCCACTTAACAGGTATTGCCGTTCCACTGACATCCTTAAAGGTATCTATACCTACAGAATAACCCGTGCTATCTTGTAAGATTTTAACACTGAACGCAGTGGATCCCGATGGGGGATTCTTAAGAGTAAACGAAGTAACTGCCTCATCTACGGTTAATTTAAATGATTGTGCTATTGCTAAATCAATTGTTACCACACCACTAGAAATATCAAGTACTTCCACATTTTCATGATAAGTCTTAAATCGAGTTAAACCTTCTAAATCAATGGTTGATCGTGGAATTCCTGTTCCCAATCCAACTTTATTACCCGACGTTGTAGTAAGAGCACTTCCTACATTTAACGTGCTAGCCGTTACAATTCCAGTTACTATGTTACTTGACGAACTATCCAGATTATAAGTTGTTGCACTTAGTGCTCCACCAACTTGAAGATCCTTAGTTGTAGTAAATCCAGCAAAGATTGCGGTATTGCGAACATAGATATCAGTCGTTCCTGTTCCAGTGGTTCCTACATCGAGGTTATAATGAGGAACAGTTGTACCAATACCAACTCTCTTCAGATCAAGAGGATATATTCCAGTTCCTAAACCAGCTGGAGTTGGACTCCACTGACTATCATCATCAAGGTTAGTTAGAGCAGAACCATCACCTTTGAAACTTGTAGCAGTAATAATACCTGTAACTTCTACATTACCCACAAAGGTTGATAGACCTACAACACTAAGTTTAAATCCACTAGAAGTAGTACCAATACCAACACCAGTACCATCAACTGCAAATAGTGATGCTCCAGCACCAACCTGAAGTGAATTAACACCAGGAGTAGTGGTTCCGATTCCTACACCATCAAAGACCTGAATAGAAGTGTTTGTAGAAATACTTACATTACCATAGCGATACCAATCATTCTCTGTAGTATAAATCCAACCAGTATATCCACCCTTAGTAGGGTTAGCAAAATAAGTTATGTCACCAGGGTTACCAGATAGAGAAGGTGTTCCAACTCCAATGGTTTGCTTCCTTGAAACTGTAGCATCACCCTGTAAGAATAAGGAGGTAGCCTCAATACCCTTAGTGGAAGTAGAAGTAAGTTTGTTAGTAAAGACGACTGGACCATCAAACTCAGAAATGATATCTGAATTAGGTCCACCTTCAACCGCTAATGATCTACTAACAGTTACTTCAAGTGGAGTAATAACATTAAATCCGATACTAGCAGCACCCTGAGATGCATCTTCACCAGTAACAGTAGGAAGAGGAGTATTAAATACCTGTTCTTTACCTGTAGAGGAATTTACTTTCTTATTACCAATATAGAAATCACCAGCATCATTCATACCAGTGTAAACATTCACACCACCATCAAGTTTGGTAGATTGTGATAGAAGTTCCTCTTGAGCACTTAAACTACGATCTTGCTTTTCAGGAAGTCCAGTAGAATAGTTACCTGGCCCAAATCCCACATATTCAAAGGTATGACCAGAGGTACGAATAATAGAATTTCTATGGAATTCAATAGGACGGCAATCGATTCTTGTTAATACTGTGTTATTAGTATGAGTAGTTGCTTCTGTTCCTTGGACTCCTCTAAAGACAGCAACTGGGTTTCCAGTAACTGTAGTTTTAACTCTTACAATCTCCGAACCAATTCGTAAATAATCACCAATATTAAGGTCTAAATTAGTAACATTAGTAATTTCAATATTTGTTGCCGATTCTGTTAGAACCGCAGCAGAAAGAGTAGTTGTAATACCTGCATATTGAGGAATTTGTCTACCTGTAATATTTTCATCTGTCTCAGAAACATTACCACCAGCAGAGGCATACCCAAATTTATAGGTATGCATTGTGCCACTAGCATCAGGAGCTGTTGTACCTATACCAATACTAACATTAAATGAATTCTGATCATTAATCTTTTTAATAATGAAATCACCACGATAGAGAGATCTATCAGATCCACCTAACTTCACCTTATTATCTACACTTAAACCATGTCTTTGTGCAGTAGTAACAACACCAACTCCAGTAGTTTTGTTAAAGTTAAAGTTAGTAACATTTAATGCCTGACCAGTAACATGAGCACTAGCCGCTGATAAATCAGTTGCTCCTATTCCTGCGGTACTAGCTGCACCAATCGTAGATGCAGATGCCACCTGAATAGTGTTATCTGTTCCTACTCCAGTAATCCTATAAAGAGTATTAAACTCATTATTACTATTAGGTTTAACTCCTCTGATATCCAATGTATCACCTATGTTATCATAGATGTTAGTAACAGTTACAACACCAACAGCATAAGGAGAATGAGTACCAACACCAATGATAGTAAGAGCATCACCAATCTTATATCCAGTACCACCATCCATGATCTTCACAGAGACCAAGTTACCAGAACTATTGGTTTGGATTCTTGCAGTGGCGTTCTTTCCTACAGTACTTACACCAGAAGCAAAATCTCCTGCGACTAACTTAGCATCATAAATGTATGCAGCAGTTCCATTACCATATCCAGTACCACTCTGTGCAATAGCAACCTTAGTAACACGATTCAATCCATGATCCAGAGAAGTGAAAATAGTATGAGCTGTTCCTGCAGTATTAGAAGTAATCTGAGTTATTCCGACTCCAATATTCCAATCTAAGATTCCTTTATCTATAGTTTCTTTAGTAATACTATTTTGAAGTTCATTGAGAACAACCTGACCAATAGGACTTGAAACAGCATAAGAATCAGATTCTTTCGGATCAGACTTGGCATTATCCCTATTAGTCTGAGGATAGAAATTCTGAATAGGTTGAGAATATCTTTCCGTAGAGAAAGGACTTGCAGATGGTTTATTAGATGCGTTAGTTAAGGATAAATGATAGATACCATCCTGACTTCCAGCAACATACTCCTGAATTTCCTCAGATCTATAAACTTGGAAAGTTCCTGCATACTTCTTCTGAGTAAATGTAGGAAGACTAGTAGTTCTGGAATTAATGTCACTAGTCATCGTTCCAAGACTAGTTGCATTAGTTACTGTAAATTCTCTGGCACTTGGTATTCCAACAACATTAAAGGTTCCATTATAACCAGAATTTGCCGTTCCTACTGGGTTGTCTGCACTCTTTACATTCTTGATTTCAACCTGAGAACCCTCTTTTAATCCATGAGGTAATTCTGAAAGATAATAAGCTGTGTTACCTACCCAATGAACATGTGCAAGGAAACTAAAGTTTCGTGCCTCATTCTTATTACCTAAGGTTACTGTAGTAGGACTAAAGAATGTAGCAACTTCTGCATCTGTTGCACCTGTTACAGTACTTGATTCTTGTATTACATATCCATCAATAGGAGGACGTGCAGATGAAATTCCACTACCTGCAGGAAGAACATAACGAGCACGATATACAGTATCAATAAGGTTTCTTGTATCAGGAGTTCTTTCAATAAAGGTTCTTGGTGTTGCATTACCTAAAGTAGTTGCACCCAAACTTGTAATACATGAATAAACATCATTATCAGTAGCCGCTATTCCAACAGTAATATACCATTGACTCTCATTAGCATCCCATTGAACAGGATGACCAATATCTCCTGCAATTTTATCCGAAACTCTACTTACAACATCAAGAATACCACCCTTACTATTAATAGTGATAGCATCTCCACCAGTTGCATCATTTAATGTCTGACCAATCTTGATTTGATTAGTACCAATACCAGAAGTAATGGCATAATAGACAGTATTTGAATCTAATCCATCAGGAAGGTGTCCATTCTGTGCAATAACACGAATACTTTCACCTTCGATAAAGGTATGAGGTTTTGTGAAAGTAAGAGTATTAGAACTGATACTACTAATACCTGATGTCCTTGCAACTTGGAATGTCTTCTCATATGAAGTCTGACCTGAATAACTAGTCACCAACTCAGTATTAGGCATCACAATTCGTGCCTTCTTCTGATTAATTACTCCTGTAACAGGATCGGGAATAAGAACATTTAATTGGTCATTCTCTTGAGCACCTACTCTATATCCTTCAAGAACAGTGGCAGGTTTAACAGCCTGGTTAGTTTGATCATAAAGATATAAACGACTGGTTGATCCTATACCAGCAACGGAATCAGTTTTATTAACATCTATAGCATCAAATTCAACTGCTAATGTTGTTGTTTCTATTTCTTTTGGAGGAATAATATGAGTAAGATATCCAACATCATCTCTAGGAAAAGCATCCTTTTTAAATCCTTGAGCAACTAATGATTTTGAACCAAAGTTAGAGTTAGAGTTAGTAACAGATAAGTCACCACCAGAGTCTACAGTTAAGTGCTCAGAGTAACCAATCGCAAAGACAGAAACACACTGTATAACAGCATCATTAGTTGCCTTAATATGATAGTTTCTATAAGAAGGTTTATAAACAGCCTTTGAATCTGAATTTATATTTTCATTTCCTGCAAAAGTACTATCCTTATATTCTCCACTATCCTCATCATACTTAACAAAAGCATTATTATCCTTCTGCAGACCTATACCTGTATACTGAGCACAAACCATAGACTTAAATCCTGTGGCATTGTTACCATCAGCAAACATACCACACATACCATAAACTGATCTTAATGAACAGTTAAAGACATATGGAGAAGCAGAGGTAACAGTATCAACTTCAAGACTGATGGTTGAACCAGTTACAGAAGGCAGTGGATTAACAGGAGCATTTAGTACCTGATATTTAAATTCACTAATTCCTGATGAATCACTACTAACAACATCACTAACCACATAGTTTCCACTATATCCATCAGCAGTAATTCCTTCAATTTGGAATGCAGTATCTACATCTAATCCCTTAATAGGAGTTGTAGCGGTAACCGTAATAATAGTAGATGTAGTAGATCCATCACCTGCTTTAATACTGGATATACCAACAGCCCCACCCATAGGACCAACAATACGATATTCATTAACACTAGGTTGAATATCAAGTCCTGATGAAGGATAATCGGGTTCGATTTCACGACCAGAAGAAGGACCATATGCAAGACCTACCTTTTCATAATACATGTCCAGATCAGTTCTGGCTGCATCAAAATCCGATATAAATGCATCGTCAATCTTTACATCATTTACACCATCGGCATATTCAAATACTGTGAGTTTGTGGTGAGAGAAATTAGGAACAAACTTATTAACAGTATAATCCTTATAAACAGATCCATTAGGATTACCATCAAATATAGTAAGTTGCCAAAGATAACAAGAACCTGTTACTCGGAAGATAGCAGATCTTTCAATCGCATCATTTTCAGGATTAGGAACATACTTAGGTCTTATTTTTGTCTTTCTTAAATCAAAACCAACAAGAGAAGTACCACGAGGTAGAATCACACCCCCGTAGACACTATTCATCTTATAGAGAGCATTATCTGATGTGGTTAAATCAAAGTTAGTTGAAAGAGACCATGCAGGGAAATCATCAGAAGTATTACCATCTCTTAATCTATAATTATCCGCACCATCTGGAATCCATCCTGGTCTATTATCTACAATATGCTCACCAGGATAAAGAAGAATGGTAGTCTTACCAAATCTATCATTATCTAGACCTTTCTGATATGAAAATCTTGCTGACTCAACCAGAGCCCTTTGGATTGTCTTAAATGGACGGGTTAATGAATTTCCTTGATTCTCAATACTATCTGTTGCATCCAAATCATTTGGATTAACATAGAGAATATTACCACGAACATTCTTCAGGAAATTATCTAGACGACTTAGAGGCATCTTATTTGCACGATAGTTCTATTATGATTTATTTATCATCCCAAAGTTCCGTGCTTAAAAAGTAATAAGGACAAAAAACCACGGAGAATTTTTTGCCCTTATTTTTGAATTAAAAGTTGATTTTCCCTTACAAAGGATCAGTATATGTTAACATGTCTTCTGGACAGTTATCCCTTACAAAATGCAACACATTCATAAACTCCTCAACTGTTTCACACTCTACTGTTTTTGTATCTCCTTCATCTGAATAGAGATGCACTTTACGTTGAATTGTATCCACAACACAACGGGAAAGATACTCATCTTCCATTAGAAACCTTACAATGATCTATACAGTATACTATGATTCCCCATATATGTCAAGACGGTCAGCCATGATCATATAATAACAATCCACAGGTAATCCCTGAGTTTGCAAATGAACTTCAAGACCCTGCACCCTTTTCACCACAAGACCTTGCTTTGCTCCTACTTCTGTGAGATGCACTGTAATGGTCGATAAATCAACTAACTTCTCCCATTCTTCTGGGAGATTAATTAGTTTCTTTTGGGTTCTTCCGTGTAAAATTTCCATAATTAAGAATCTACTACATTTCTTATAGTTAGGTTATCTAAATGTTGTTGTAAAGTATTGAGTCTATCCACAATTTCATTTTGAGCCCCAATACCCACTCTAAAACCCCATATTGGTAAACTATAATGTTCATTCCTTTCTGTTCTTAAAGAATTTACTCCTTCCACTAGACTAGGATTAGAGGTATCGTTAGCTCCACGAAGAGTCGTCTCTTTAGTACTCGAAACTCCAATAGCATCCGTAATAGCAGTATCTAAAGCAGAAGGACATGCAGAAAGAGTTCCATAAAGACTATCAATATCATCTACCTCTACCGTTAGAGTATCATTCTCAGCTGCTTTAGCAGCACTTCCTACACTTGCTTTAGGGTAAGCAGAAAATCCCACTCTCCAATAACATACTCCTGAACCATTTTTAGGAGGTTCTATAATAGGAGTTCCACTTGGTTCAATTGAATATCCCTCAAGATCAGGATTCCATGCCATAGCAGCATTCGGATATCCAGAATTATCAAGTCCAATAGAAACTCCCATTCCAATATTAGCAGTTTGCATTATTCCTACTGTCTGAGGTAAAAATGGATCTGCATCTTTGGATAATGAATATTTTTCTCTACCTGAATTTGCAAAATTAGCAGGATCATCGAGTACATCAAAAGATCCATAGTTTCCATTATCTAAGGGTGCTTTAACACTTCTAAGAGCAATGCTGTCAAGAGTAAGAACATTAACCCTTGAGACAGTAGTGGCAATACCTACCAGTGTGGTAATCTCCGATAAATCTGTGAATCCTGTAGTAATTCCAGTAATCTTGGTTGTTCCTGAAAAAACATTAAGATCTTTAGGTTCGATAATTTGACCTACTTTTAATTTTTCAGAAAGACCTGCTCCTACTGGTTGCATGACGGTTAAAGTAGATTCTCCTTGGGTTATAGTTCCAATAAAACCTCCTACCAAGGTATTGCCAATATCATCTGAATAAGGTTCATTATAATATTTTATGCCATAATAATTCCGAGGATCAAATCCAAAGGTATAACCAACCCCAAGACCTCTTGCATTTTGACTGTTAATTGGAAAAATCTCTATATTTCCATCAGGACGCAAAAGAATAAGAGTATTACCAAAGTAATTATCATCGTCTTCGCTTGATGGAAATTTAAAATCTGATTTTTTAGTATATCCTCCTCCAGATAGTTTAGTACAAACAAGACTATATTCAGTAGGATCTACCGTATCATTAATATTAGTGACTCTCCAGAACATATCAGTCTTACAGACTCCTACTATTCTATCATTATAAGCAGTCTCAACATCATTAAATGCTTCATTGACCTCATCACATTGATCCAATAGATCCTTATCTAATTTATGAATTGCCTGATCATACGGAAGTTTATCATTATCAACAATAATTACTCTACTCTGCAATCCATCAATGGCCTCCAATGCACCTTGAAGATCCTCCCCTGCTTGTGAAAAAAGTTTAGATGATAATGTCATTACTCTTCCTCCCTAACATCATAAGTAAAACCAGCAATTGAATAATCGGATTGATCGCCTGGATAATCTGCTGGAGATTCTCCCTCATATTCAGGAATATTTTTTTGAACATCTTTTCTTTCACCGTATATATGATAAAAACAATCAATTGGTTTATCATCTGCTTCCTTTACAACTATTCTTTGGTTATCAACTTCCGCTATATTGAGATGAAAATGTCTATCTCCAATCGGTTGTAATTGCACAGTTATACTATCAGAATCAACTAAACCATTCCAATACTCAGGTAATTCTATCACATTCTTATCCTTAAGTCTACCTCTTACATATACATCAGATGTAGGGCCTTCTACACAAACATGTCTGAGTCGATGTCCTTCTTTAGATGGGTGCTTAATATCAAATGACTTTGCTCCACTAGATTTACCACTACATGGACTTACATTTCCAATAAAAATAGGAGCCTTCACAAAAGAACTAACTTTTCTCGCACCATAATCAACAGAAAAACCTGATCTAACTTTATATCCTGTTTCATTACATGAACCTGTTCTAATCAATTGTCCAGTATGCATCTTCATCCCTACATGAGTAAACTCTCCTATTAGTTTTGTTCTAGGACTAACTATATCAATATCAGTATCATTAAGAATATTAATAACTAAAGAACTAACTTCTATTCCTACATGCCCCGCACCACGATCACCAAGCATCACATCGATAGGGTTAGGTGGAAGATTAGCTTTAGTTGTTACCTTAAAAATAGATTCAGCTTTTGCTTTAGGATTAGTTGCTGGATTAGGTCGTGCAACCATCAATGCTGCTTCAGGTTTATTAGGTCGAGGATATGAAAGAGGACTACCAACAAGAACAGCACCACTAGCAAATGCAGTTCCTGGAATAGCAGTCGGTCCTATTCCCAAACAAAGAGGATCTCTTTCTGCAAGGATAGGACTCCCTTCATTTCCTGCTTGGGCCGTAGCAACTTGTAATTGACTTCCTACATGAACGTTTACAAATTCAGCCATTATCCTAAACTCCCTATTACTTTTGCCATTGCCTTATAAAATTGCTCCAGAGTAATATTACCTTGACCAGGAACTGTAAAGAAATCTCCACCTTCAATTAATTTCCAACTTCCTACATTAAATTCACATTTTCCTGGAGTATTAACTTCCATTTTTTCAGTTTCTACCTCAAAATTGTCACCAGACTGGAATGAAACAGTCCCAGCCTCTACATTAAATTTTGTATTTGCATTTACACTAACATATCCAGTTTTATCCCCATCACCAGTTGCAATAAGATCAATAGACATGGCAGATAATCTTATTCTTCCTTTAGGAGCATGAATATTAATATCCCCATTCTCTGCATACCATACACCTGCTACATCCTGAACTGGTACTTCTCCACAAGCAATCTGAAATGTAGAAGGAGCACTACAAATAATACTACCGTCAAGTTCTCCTCCTTGCTGTAACCCTATGTATTGAGCACGTTTAAAAGGAGAAGGGAAAATACGACGAAGTTGAACAGCCATCTTGGCATTATTGGGATTGGTATGCCCATAATATGTTCCACCTTCAGTAGTATTAAACTGATTCTTCTTATAGATTTTAGTCTCCCCTTTATTTTGAGGAGCCTTTTTTTCCTGATGCTTCCAATAACTTTGTGTCATTATGTTACCCTCGTTCTAGCATTAGGGCCTGAATTCCCAACACAGTCAATAACCTGCAGTACACTTGTTCCCTCAGGAAACTCATTAAAATTTTCTCTATGGAATTTCAAAACAGGAATAAGAAAAGCATTAAGACCATTTTTAGTATTTATGTAAACCTCAGGAAGTTCTCTAAATCCAGAACCACATTTAGTTACTCTAATACTTAAAATCCCGCCATCACATTCTTCAATAACTGCCTCTGCACCATTAGCAGGTTCAATTACCACCGTATCATCACAACAATTATAACCAAAACCAGGATTTGCTACAATGATAGACTCTAAACAAGCAATAACTCTATAAGTATCACTTGGAGGACAGGTTGTAGGGACAATAGGTATACACTTACCACTACCAGCAGGATCTTTCATATATCCTGGGGGACACGCATCAGGTACACATATACCATTTTCTTTATGTTGGCCTGGAGGACACTCATCGAAAGGTACACATACTCCATTTACTCTATGCTCACCTGGAGGACAATCATCTGGTACACACCTCTGTTGTCTAACATCCCAATGCTCTCCTGGAGGGCAAGGATCGGGTCTACATACACCATTATCAAAATAATATCCTGGAGGACACTCATCACCCTTTTCAGGACAATCAGGAGCAGTAACTAACACTCTCATATCATCACATACACCCCAGTCCTCATCATCTAACTTATCTTGCATACATTGATCGACTGCCATTCCTGATGTCTCTAAGAAATTCCTAATATCACAATCACTAAAACCTAAATTCTTGGCATAGATATAATCCCTATCACAGGTAAATACAGGTTCCTCTGGACCAGTACCATCAGTATCCTTACTTGTAAATTTATTAATTCCAAATAATGATTTAGTATTACTTGCAACCATTTCCTCATCATTTTGAAAAGGATTTAAAGAAGATGCAATTATCTCACCTTCACTGGGTTTCGCAGAATAAGATTGAGTAGTTACTTCGACTTCCTCTGTAGTAACTATATCAACCAAAGTAACTGTCTGTATAACCTCTCCACTATAAGAATCTCCTTGATCCCATGTTTTATCTTCAATCGTAAGGAAATCTAAAACCTGACCACTTATTCTAGGATTATCTCTCCACTTATATCTAATAGTAATATCTCCTGTTCCTTTAATAGTCCCACACGTACCATCAGCATTTTTTACAAAAACAGCTTCTCCACTTAAAATTTGAAGTTCCGCATTTATATCAAATCCACCTGCAGAATCATCATCAAACTCAAGAAGTGTTGCAGTTGCCCATCGAACATCACCTGGTGCTTTTAACCCCTGAAAAACAATACTATGATCCTGATTACGATTTTCTCTAAGCACTGTACTTACTTGAGTAATCATCTCACGCTCAGGTTTAGTACCTTTCCTAAGAACCCATGCTAATGCACCAGGATTATTCTTCCAACCCCTCCTACCATCAGGTTGAAATGCGTTTAAAATAGTACCTTCTATTGTTTTTGTAGTAGGAATTGGATTACCCTGTTCATCTGTATCAACTTCAATAGTAACTTCAAAAAATGTAGAATTATTATGAGATTTAAAGACAGTAGTTGATCCTAAGAATGTACCATCAAAAGTGATACTTCCTTGATTGTCTGCCTGAACCTCAAAATAATAATCACCAGACTCCTTAATTAAAGCAGACCATGTTCCAGTTTGAGGAGTATTACCTAATTCCTCAGTAACTGAAGGAAAAACTCCATAGTTCTGTAAGAAAGGAGACCATCCTTGAGAATCATTTATAACCCATGCCTCAGGATCCTGTCTTCTTAACTCTGGTGCTACATGATACCACTCATCATAATCTATAGTAACTTTAGTAAATACATCCTCTCTATAACCAGCAACTCGATATATTAAATCCTTTAAACCTTCTCTTGGTTCTATTATCTGTGGTATATCACTTAAAGTATCCTGAATGAAAGTTCCTTTATACACTCCATCAAAATAGAACCACCACTGTGCTGTTCCTGCAGGATAATCAGGATCAGTTCCATCAATTCTTTCCACATATGTAACATCTTTCACATAATAAGGATTATTAGGATCAGGAATAGCATCCTCATAAGCCCTAGTACCTGGATCCACGAAGACTACATCAATTCCATCACCAAACAAACCACCCCATTGAATATCCGTCATATCTTGGGGTAATATTGACTCTCTTACAAGAGTAGATCCAGGTATCATATCTTCAGTAAAATTACGATCAATACAAACCTTTTGTTTTGCAGGTAATGTAATACAATCTCCCAGATATAAGGTAGCAACCTCACCGTAACTATAAGGAGTATCCCAATCCCCATTAGCACGATGAACAATTGTTTGACATCTATCAGCCCATGTCCTATTCATTCCACCCCAGTCTCCATTCTTCCAAGGTTTATATCCCCATCCAGTTTCTTTTACTAGTACAGCAGTGACTCCAATACCCGTCTTGGGAATAACCTTACCTCCAAAATTACAAATAGGTGTAATCTTATCTCCTACGGAATAACCTTTTCCTCCATTTCTAACAGATACTCCAGTAATATTACCTTCCTGAGTTGATCTTACAATATCAAAAGCTAATGAAGTTCCACTTCCACCTTTAGTTAATAAATTAGTGGTTCCCTCTCCATATCCAGTACCAGGATTCAATAATCTAATTGCAATAACACTACCATTCTCATTCACCCCAGTAACTTCTACTTGAGCATTCCTACAACTCATATTATCATCTGGTATTTGATCTATAATACAAATTTTACCTCCCATCTTAGGATGATTCTCACAATAATAATATAAAGTATCAGGTGCTGTTTGGGCCACTCCAATCTGCACATAAGATCCAGGTTTACCAGCTTCTCCTTCCTTAACTACTCCAACAGTATATTCCACTCCACAATTACTAATAACTGTTTCAGTCGTTGTTCTAAAAGGATCATTAGAATTTGCAATAATCTCACCTGATGCTGGTGTTCCTTTAGGGGGAGCTCCTCCTTTCCTTAGAACCCATGCTAAAGCAGCTGGATTGCGATCATCTGCATCAGATTTAAGAGCAACTCCATGCTTATGTTTAGTTGCATTTTCGATGGAAGCAGTTATAGTATGTGTTCCAGTTCTTATAACCTCAACCTCCAAGAATTTAGAAACTCTATGAGGTCCATTTTTAAGATCTATTCCTTGTTCATAGGTTTTAACGTCAGTTATAGTAACAGTATCTACTAAGTTAACGGCTTGTTCTACTATAGCATCTGGTTGCTTAGATGTATATGGTACGGTATGATCCTTGACCCATGTTATATCCTCGATGGTAAACGAATCAAGAGCAAATCCCTTACTGGATAGATCAGCCCATTCCAACTTAAGTGTTACAGGACCAGTTCCAGTAATACTTCTACCATCATCAGAAAACTTTCCGTTCCCGCCAGTAATAGTAATAGTAGCATTTGTATCAAATCCACCTGCAGGATCATCATCAATCTGAAGGTATGTATCAGTTACTCGCTTAAGACCATCAGGATCCATCCCGTTGAAGATGATAGGATGAGTACTATTAATAGATTCAGTTTGTACAGTAGATTCTATTTCTAAACTAGGAATAGGATCTGTTGCTCCCACATAAATCCCATCAAAAGTAATAGTTCCTCTATTATCTGCTTGTAATTCAAAAGTATAAGTTCCTGGTCCCATCTCTTCATCAATCTCCACTTCCCACGTACCTTCATGACGTCCAGGTTCAGCTGGTTGTGTTCCAGGATATCTCCCATAAGTCTGTAGAAATGGAGACCATCCAAATTGGTCTGTTAGTACCCATGCATCAGCAGGTAAACCATCTTTAGCTAATGGCCACTCATCGGGATCATCTACTGTAGTAACTACATCACAGTTATGAATTCCATCTTCCTTTTCTGAGAATCTAAAAGGATGAATTTTAACCTCATCATACCAAAATGTATCAATTTCCTCTGTGTCTTCACCCCTTCTCAATTCTAATTCATCAACACCTACTTTAAGTATTAATCCATTAGAAGGTGATGACTGATCAAAAACATATGTCCTCCCTCTCTCTAAAGTATATCCATCTGAACATAAATTTCTCTGCACCATATTATCAATCATATACTTAGAGTTAATGATCTCATCATCTCTGCGATTATACTTAACAGAGACATTAAAAGTAGTAATCCCTGCACTAGGTGGAGGAGCATTACCAACTATTCTAAAGTTTGCGTTAGTTATTCCTCCAGTGGCAGTAAACTCATTACTAAGAACCAATGTATCATTTTTAATATCAGTAATAACAGTACCTTCTGGAAGAATATCCGTGTCTAGTACGGTTACTTCCATTCCTATTAAATCAGATGGTTCCAATCCACCTATAAGAGGTTCAAAATTATAATTCTCAACTGTATTACTTCCAGTTTCAACATTACCAACAAAATCTTGAACATTAGGATCTACATCCACAGGCCCTAAAACAGATTCTAATACTGCTCCTCTTCCACCTCCACACTCATCAGATACATGAACAAAAGGTGCTTCAGTATAATTACCACTCTCAATTATATCAATACCCATTAATTGACCAAAATTTTCTTCTGCTGTACTTACGACAGGATTTCCTTTTGCACCTGATCCTTCTCCACCCCAAAAAGTAACACTAGGAGGTCCACATTCATCAGGGCCCATGTCCCCACATTCCTTCACAGTATCTTCAGCAATCTTTGAAGGATCAAATTTATACTTATAATCCCCAATATTAGTAGGAACTTTAGTTGCATCTTTAAATGTCTCTCCAACTTTTTTAGCTTTCTCAAAAATATTATCAGTATTTAAAGTAATCTTTACAGGAGCACCACCATCTAAAAGATTCCATTCTTTAACAACAGGATCTCCTGCTTTAGGAGTTACTTCACAATTTAAGATGTTCATTATAGAACTTAAAACATCCCCAATAGAGCCTAAAACATCGGTTGCTCCCCCCATAACATTAGAAATAGTTCCAATAGCACCTTCAATCAATGCAGACAACTGACCAACAACCTGCCCAACAAAATTAGAAACAAAATTTTCTATTAAACAACTGCTCGTATTTACTGCTTTATTAACAATTCCCATCAATCCTTGCCCAACCATATTAGGCATTTCAGATATTGCTAAATTAAAAGCACAAGAAGAAACTTTAATTGCCTTGTTTATTAATTCATTACTCGCAAACTTACCAGACAAAGGACCAGCGGCAGTGATCTTATTCATCATCTGGTTAATCATCCGCAGCACTTTTTTCTGTGCTTTCTTCATGACTGTATTAAGATAACCACTTATCAACTTTACTTGTTTCTTCAAGGTTGCAGAAATAGCCTCTACAGATCTCTCTGCATGATCCAGAGTCTCCAAACTTTGTCTAAGAATACTATTGTTCCCTATTAAACCTTTTTTTAATCTCTCAACATCTTTTATAGAATTCTCAATCGCTGCAGACATCCCACCTACAGTATTTTTCGCACCGTCTAATGTAGGAAATTGCCACTTTGCTTCCTCTCTAGGAGAGTTTTGATCGGCATCCCATTTTGATATGGGTGAAAATCCAGACATTTCCCCTCCCAATGCCCTGGAATTACCTGTTTGAGTCTCAGGAAGGTTATACGCAGTATTAGTAGGATCAAATCCACTTTCTGCACTATACGGACTTCCTCCTTGTAAAGGAAGATCGGGAGTCATATTAGGAGCAATTCTTTCAATGAAGTACTCCCCTGTTTGCATATCTCTGCTTACATATACAAAAGTACCACGAGGAAGCATCGGTAACCCCAGACATTCTCCTCTTAATCCTGAAGTAGTGAAAGGAGGATAAGCCCAAGGTAATGAACCTGGATCTGCATCTGCAGGATGCACCCCACAAATCATTATCTTAAATCGTGTAAGAAAAGGTTTCGCAGCAAAACCATCTGGTTTACTATATTTCTCTTCTTGCTGTGTTTTAATAAAACTTATGTCATCAGCAATCTGAGCCAGTTGCATTCTGCTCTGACCCAGTTGCTCCTCAACTAGTTTTCTTGCATATCTTTTAAGTTGAGTATCCATTAGTTATTATTCGTCGTATACTCTGCACTCAAATGCGTCTGGATGATTATCACAATAGACTTCTAGATGCTGATCCTCATGTCTTGTATGATAATCATTAATCTTACCTTCATTAGTATTTACTTCATCACCTTTATGGTATTCATCATACTCTGCATGAACATCCTTAAGGTCTGCTTCACTATACTCTAACATACCATGATTGATATGCTCTTTACCATCTTTAGGGTCAAGATAAACTTCGTGCTCTAAATCGTGTTTTGGAGTAGTCATACTAGGCCTCCTAAGTACTTATTCATTATATCATGAATTAGGGGATTTAACACCGAAAGCATCTCTTACTAAGTTTAATCCAGTAAAAGCCTTGGTTCCGTCACCATAATGACATAAATCCGCTATCATATATATACCACTATCCCGACGCTTACTTCCAGTTTGGGTTTTCTTTGTAGTCATTTCCTCGAATTCACAATAAATCAAATCACCTGCATGTAAACTTAAATCTACATCTATAACAATCTCCGTAAACACATTCATCTTTTGTCTATAATTTTGATGTGACTGCTGGAAAGTAGTCTGTACATCATAATTAAGTTCAGCTGTCTCTTCTACTTGTTTCTCTACAGTTTGTTGTCCCTTTACTGGAGCAAATGCTGCTCTAGTTCTTTCAATACCAAATAGTACCTTCTCCCCATCAGCATTCGTTCTATATTCTTTATTAAGTACAGGTAAAGTTCTTCCTGCAGTAACTCCATTACCTTTACTCTTCCCCTCTCCATCCGTTTCTACAAATAATTCATTATACTTATACTGTTCTTCTGGTGCTAAATTTGGATTATAAACTTCCAATACAGTTCCTCTAGCAGATGATTCAAATTCTGCTAGAGCATTAACACTTCTTTGATTAAAGGAAAATAAAATCTTACCATCAGCAGGAGCAGGTCCACCCTCCCCATTCAAAGGAGCAATTAAAGGAAGTTCTTCATCTGCTGAAGCCTTTTTATTTTCAACAAATGTTTTAATGTCTTTATTAGTCATATCAAATAATTTATCAAGAGATTTAAAATGAAATCCCGTTGATGTTTGCCAAAAAAGATACCCTGCAGTTTTTCCTGTAGGACTCTTACCTTCTGAGGTTTGTACCTTTTCAGGAATAGCAAGTTTTTGAAGATCTAAAATCATATCAAAAGGATATCTTTCATTACCCCATTCATGATATTGATTCTCAGTGGGATCAATATCTATGCGATTCGCTGATCTTAAATCTCCCTTAAAGATAGTGTTCACAAGTTCAGATATCTTTCCACTATAGTGTCTCCTACACCTATTCCTAACCAGAGTATTATCAAATGCTTCTTTACCCACAGCTGTTATAATAAAAGTTTGATTCTGAAAAGATTGTTTAGAAGAGAGTACACTCGCTAATCTTAAATCTAAACCATCCTCATTTGCTAAACTCACCTTATTACCTTTCATATCTTCTATTTCAAATACTATTTCTTCGGTTCCTGTACCAAATTCACCATCCAATAAACCAACAGCCTCCCCATCCTCATCTTTATCAGGCACAGTATTACCAGTATCAGCCAAATAACCAGTCACTTCAATATAAGGAGAAAAAATACTTTCCCTATATTCAAGACGAGCAGTACCTGCCCTGAGATCTATTGTCTCTTCAGGGTTGATATTAGATTTAATCTCAAACCAATTAAATTTTAAGGATTCCTTTACTGCCATATATCTTTTTTATTATACTTCTATTGGCTGTATATATGTAGTAGTATTCTCAATGACCGTCATACCACCAGTACCATAAGAGGGTCGAGTATCTAACCCCGCTGCCATATCCTTGTCTTGACCACCACCCCCTAACCAATCTACGTATTCTTCTCCCATATCTCCTCCAGAAGAAGAACCACCACCACCGCCAGCGGCAGCTGCCATTGCACTCTCAGCAGTTCCTTTAGTGCCACCACCAGGTTTACCAGGGAAAAATGATTTCGCAATGGTAGGCATCAACAAAGGCATTCCCAAAGGAGTTAAGAATAAAAGATTAGGGATTTTAGTTAATTTACCACCCTCTACCCAATTTTTGAGAACGGGTATATGTTGAGCAAAAAATCCTAAGAATTCTTGCACACCTGGAAGGCCTTCTAACATTCCTTTAAGAGAAAAACCTTTATTCAAAACCTCCTTCCATGCCTTAGGAATGGGAAGGGGTCTCAACAAAAGTTTGGGAATTCCAGGTATTTTAGCATCTATTATTTGCTTATATATTGGAAGTTTACCCAGTATATCAGACAATATCTGACCTGGATTAATATCAGGAATAGGAACTGTTGGGAAATTCGCAATAAGATTGGTTACTCCTCTACCAAGCCAATCTTTTAGTGCTACCATTGCTCCACCTATTTTTTTGAAAGTCCAAGGCAATGCAGTCATCAACATCCATTTTGCAAACTTCAAAGGAAGTCCTGCTATTCCTCCTATTAATTTAAATAATCCTCCACCAAATATGAAATCCACAAACAGTTTACCAACATTAGCAGCCCCTTTAATAATTTGCATCAACAAACCACCACCAAAAAGATATTTGGCAAATTTTGCTATTCCCCCACCAACTGCTTTTAACAGACTTAATAATCCACCACCAAATATCCAATCCACCATTGCTTTACCAATCTTTCCTGCACCCGTAACCATTCCCTTTAAAGTTTCTCCTAATTGACTGGCTGCTGCACCCCATCCTTTTCCTAAGAAACCTTCATATAAGAAATCACCTATAAACATACCAATTCCTTCACCTATTAACATCCCCACAACAGGAATAGGTATAAGATTACCTAAAATACCTCCCAATGCTGCACCTATTCCTTTAAAAGCAGCTCTACCAATTCCTTCTCCTGATATAATAGAAATACCAGCAACAATCAAAGGACCTACAATAGGTATCTTTATTCCCTTAGCAACTTTTTTAAACACCTTTGCCATTCCTTTAATATTTCCCATCATTCCCTTCATTCCTTTACCAATTTTACTGGCATGTTTACCGAGTACACCTCCTAGTTTGTCTACTTTTCCTGTTACTTTTGGTGCTAATTTTCCTAATCTATTAGCATTCTTACTCAGAAATTTTTGAACAACTGGTGCTTTCTTACTAATAAGACTACTAGTTTTCTTAAATGTACTTTTAAGAGCCTTATCAGGCCCTCCTTTTTTGATCCAATTTCCTACATTCTTTGGTCTTAATTTACCAGCAGTTTTACTAATATTCTTACTAAGACGACCAACAGGAGACTTCCTAAATGCACTCTTTAAACCAGAAACTCTTTTTTTCTGTTGTTGAAGAAACTTAGCAGGTTTACTAGTCTTCCATTTTTTCTCTAAACTCTTTTGCCACTTAGGTTGAGTGCTTTTAAATGCACTTGGATTCTTACGTGCAGCTCTTTTTACTCTCTTAAGTGCCTCACTTTGAGACATACCCTGTTTACGGTATTGATCATATAATCTCTTTCCACTCTTACCAAACCTCTTATTAACACTTCTTTGAGTTTTAGTTAACTTAGTTTTGCCTGGTTTTCCTCCTTTTCCTCCTCCTGGTTTTTTACTGAATGCACCAGATCTTGCTGCAACCAATGCTGCAATCAGAGCACCATTAACTACTGTAGTAAATAACTTTCCAAACTTATTGAATAATTCAACGGCTCCTTCTCCACCGATTGCTTTAAGTCCAGTTTTTAAAGCATCTATTCCCTTATATGCTAAATCAATTCCACCCACCACAAACTCAACAAATTTCTCAAACGCCGTAATTAGAAACTTGGCAATGGGTCTTATTATATTAAAAATTTTCTTTAATAATGGCATCAATGCCACTAATTTATTAAGTATAACTCCAAAAGCTACCCATTGCAGCCAATTACCAATACCCAATCCTGGAATGGTGGGCATCTTCATTCCACTTTTAGATTCTTTAGGTTTTGCTTTCGGTTTCTCAATTTTCTCTTCTCTAGTTTTTCTCTTCTCTTCTTGTAATGCCTTTCTCTTATTAACTCTTTCTTTTTGTTTAGCACTCTGAGTATCTTTTAATATATCTCTTACTTGTATTACTTGCTTCTTGATAATAACTACATCCGAATCTCCTGTAGTTTTACTTACAGGGGCAAGATCCTGTGCAGCAGGAACTAACCCCATACTAGGTCTAACTGCTAATGCTCCACCCTTTTCTTCTTTTTTTACTAATTGACCTCCACGTTCTTTACCACCCCTATTCATCAATTTATCAGTACTTACCTTTTTCTTTCTCCCCTTTAAAAGACTTCTACCTAGTCCTCTTGCTACCATTCCTAATACCATCTTATTATCCTCCCATCAAATCAGAAATACCCAAAGATGATATAACCATTGATCTTTGAGAAGATTGTATAGGAATTCTAAACTGAGGAACATCAGAATTACTTCTAGTCTGTGCTTGATCCTCTTTAGGAATAGTAGGTAAAGTAATTGTTTTGTTCTCACCCTTTTGTACGTTGGGTTTTCCTGGTGCCATTTTTTCTGCCATTCTCTTAGCACCATCCAACATACTTCCACGTTTATCAAAATCAGTCAACCCCATAGTCATATGATCAACAGCACCTAATGCCCATCTCTTCCATCCTTGAGGTTTATTTACTTCCCCTCCACCTTGTAAGTATTGAACCAATCCTCCTGTATAATAATGATTAGTTTTCATATTTCTATAATTATTAATTAACCCTCCATTATTAACCTCTACATTAGGTTCTTTGAATTCAGGTTTATTAGTTCCTCCACCCATCGCATTCATAGATTCCATAGTATCAACACCATACTGCTGAACTGCAGGAGCTGAGACAACAAATTCACCAGGAGTTAACATTGCAGGAACTGTACCTTCCTTGTCACTTGAAGATTTAGAAGAAGGAGCACCAGCAGCTGCATTCATATTCTCTAAAGTATCAGTCCCATACTTATTAACTGCTCCTTTACTCATTACAAACTCACCAGGAGTTAGCATCGCAGGAACTGTATCCTTATTACCACTTCCAGGAACTTTTCCACCTGTATTAAATCCTGTAACAGGTCCACCACCCTTCCAATGACCCATTTCTTTCAATTTTTCAGTGACTCTCTGAGGATTTAAGTGTTCCATATTACTCTCACGATCCATCTCCATTGCTGCATCTCTTTTTGCCATAGTTGCTTTTCCTGCATCACTCTTATTAAGAATAGGATAAAGAGTTTCTGGTTTAATACCTACCAGATTTCCCCTATCATCAGGATATTGTATGACATCCATAAAATTAATATTTTCATATCCAGGAACCTTACGTATCTGCTCAACCAATTGAGTCTGATGTTCTATTAAATCAGGCATCCCAATAGAACCACCAATATCAGTGTAAGTTTCTTCATCCTTTATTACTTCATCACCTTTTGTTATCACATGCTGTTGAAATTTTTCATCACGGAAAACAAACTGCTCTGGATATTTTTGACCCGTCCTATACCCAGTTTGGCCAAAATGAGATGTATCTCTACCTGCCCAATAATCTCCCTCTGGACTAACTGCTTCCCCACCTTTTTTAAAATGCTGAACTAAACCACCTTGATTATATTTCTGAATGAAAGTCCTAGCTACTCCACCTTCATTGTAATGATAAGTTCCACCACCATCTTCTTCATAAGGAGAAATCGGAACCACTCCTCCACCACTCATCTCTACTTGATTACCAGTTTCTTGAATTTCCTCTTTAGGTATAACATCTTTTTGTGGTTTTTCTTTTTTCTTACCACCCCCACCAGCCATTTTGGCTATGCCCCAAATAGCAACACCTCCCAACACAGCAGCAGCTGCCCAAGGATTTGCAGCAATAGCCATCACTAACTTAGGAATAATAGCCGTTAAAAGACCCACTACCCCTTTCACTAATCCACCTAAAGGAGTAAGAAATAAAAGAGCAGCAGTGGTTAATGTAGGCCACCAATCCTTGAAAAACTTTCCAAGACTCTTTATCTTATCCTGATTCTTAGGATTACCAAACCATTTCATTATTTTATTTAAAAGCACTCCAATTACAACAGTCTTGACGAAATTCATTACAGTATCCCAGATACTACTAAATGGTTTCACCATTGCACTAATAGCTTTTCCAATTCCAGCAGCTGCTTTTCCTACTCCTTCTAACTTATCCTCTCTTTTACCTCTTTTCTTTCGTGCTGCTTCTTTCTGAGCATCCCTTGCTTCCTTTCTATCACCCTTAAAATCTAAACGCAATACCTTTAATATATCATCAAGAACATCCCTTATTCCTTTCAAACCTTCTGTTTCTGCTTCTTTGTCATCTTTAGCTGCAGGAAGTTCTGCAGGTGGATCTACAGGTTTTGCTCCCCTAATAGAATCAGCTGAAATTTTAGATTTTTTAAATCTTATCTTCCTTTCTTCAGGACTCAAATATTCTCCTTCTTCATCTTCACCCATCACTCGTGATCTAAAATCATCATCCAATACAGTTCCTTTCTTTAAATCTTCTGCACTAATCTTTTTCTTCTTTGCTACTGGTTTTTTCTTTGGTATCTTTCTTGCAGTAGGTTTCTTCCTTGGTTTTTTCTTTGATTTCTTTTTGGTGGCTGCAGCTTTATTTACTGCATCAAATTTTGATTCTGTTTCCTTAAATTCTTTCTCATCATCCGTCATTGGAACTGAAGCATTATATTCTGCTACTTCTTCTGGTGTGGCATGAGCAGCATCAAATTCTTCATCCTTTTCACCACGTATATCATCTAAAACATCATCCAATCCTTCAGGTATCTCTTCTTCAGATGCTTTTTCTTCAGCTGTTTTTTCTTCTTTTATATCATCTACTACTTCCTTTATATTATCCTCCCCTATATCCTTTACTACTTCCTCTACCTTTTCCTTCGCTGCCTTCAATTCCTCAATCTTCTTCTCAAGTGCAAGAACACGAACCAAAGTTTTCCTTTGCATTCCAAAGGACTTGCTTAATGTCTTATGTAAATCAGCAATTTGAATAGGTAACTTTTTTTCAAGCTCTTCAACTCTACCCTCTAACTTAAAATGAGGATCATGAGCACTCCTTAAAGATTGTATTAGATTTTGGTTTCCTTTAGGCATTCGCTTGTTGCTGTTTGAGTTTCTCTTCCTCTAAGTGTGCTCTCAACATCTCAACATACACGTCCCTTTCCCAAGGAATCATGTTTTCAATCTCAGTTAATGAATATTTATGATACTGCATGAGAGAAAAATTAAGTTTAAAATAATTTTCCAGACTCATGTATATCATTCCTATCCGAAAAAACTTGAAAGTCCCTCCAATACAACTTCATTCTCTACTTTAGTCTTAGGATTCTTAAACTTGACTGTATGAGAAAGTTTAGGCATAGTCTCAAAGAAAGTTTCAATCTCTTTAAACTGAGAGGAATTCATTTGATCCAAGAAAGAAGTAATCTCCTTCTTAGTGCAATCAGCGGCTGCCCAAACCTCTTCTTCATTATAAATTTTATCTATACATGAAGCAATCAAATCAAAGGACTGATCCATATTTGCATCTTGCCCAAAATCAAAATTATTTTTAATAAACTCTGCAAGAGAAGGATACTTCATCTCCATCATCAAGTTAGAATCTAATTTAATTTGCTTGGTATGTTCATCGTTCTTTACTACTTTGATGTCATCAATAAGAACCTTCACGGGAACATAAGTTTCATTGTCATCAGGGCAAAGAAGTTTAACTTCAAGATCTTCTCCGACAGACTTACCCCGAATATTAAGGAACAAATACTCAATATCAAATGTAGGAAGAGTATCTACTTTAATTCCTTTTGTCTGAATACAAGACTTTATAACATTCTTGATAGCAGTCGTTATTTCTTTTACATCTTCTCCTTCTAAAGCTAAAACCAATAATTTCTCTTCTTTAACTAAAAAAGGTCTATATTGAATTGTTTGTCCAGTCGAAGGTAATTCCAACTCATACGTCGGGGTGGCAATCTTTGGTAAAGGCATAATATCCTATAGAAATTTCAGTGTATTTTATTTAGCAGGTTTACTAGAATACTGGATAAGGAGCTTGTTTAACTCTTGTTGCATTAGTAATATATCTACTAAAGTTAAAATTAACAGTACATTTTAATGTCTGTGCTGCTTCATAAGTAACAGGCATTGCATTAATACTGATAGGATATGCATTTAAAAACTCATATTCTAAAGAAGGTGACTTATAATCTCTCTCAAATTTCTTAATTTGAATTATTGTTTGATACTGTCTTGGAAAGTTTACTCTATAAAAATAATTTGGATTAGCACTATCCTGTTCATTAACAATATATCCAATCCATGTTTCAAAAAACTGTATCTGCTTATAATCCCTATCAACTAAAAAAGTAAAAGATGCAGTGGTATCATATTGCCTTCTATGAACATGTCTCTCTGTTATTCCAGTATGATCATTAGTAAGTTCAGCAGTAGCTAAAGAAGTTCCAGGTAAAGAGGCCTCTATGCACGACAAAGTATAATCCAAATCAGACCTTGAATTAGGAATTAACCCATTAGTTGCATTTTGACCTGTTGGTCCTTCTATTCCTCCAGCAATAGCAGATGGGGGATTAAACCAACATTCATAATGTGTAGTTAACGCAGTATTTAAAATAGAAGATTTTAACCTCTCTACTGCGGTTGGTTGAGGGGTACGCATTATAGACCCATAAATATTACTACTTGATATATTATGTAGTCAAGATAAATGGGAGAAAGTAAAAAAAGTTTATTTAAACCCATATTTCCCAAAAAATACAAGGGAAATCCAAATAATATTATATGCCGTAGTACTTGGGAAACCAAATTCTGCAACTATTGTGATCTAAATGAAAATATTCTTGAGTGGGGAAGTGAAGAATTCTATATTAAATATGTCTCTCCTCTTGATAATCGGTTTCATAAGTATTATCCAGACTTTATTATTAAGGTCAAGGAAAGTACAGGTCAAATTAAAACTTATGTGATTGAGGTAAAACCCAAAAAGCAAACTCGACCTCCTAAAAAGAAAAAGAAAGTGACTCAATCATATCTCTATGAATGTAAAACCTATGCTGTTAACACGGCTAAATGGGCAGCAGCCAGAGAGTTCTGTAATGATAGAAAAATTGAATTCAAAATCATTACCGAACAAGAACTAGGAATATATCATGGTAGATAGTTTTCTTCCTGAAGAGAATCCTTTTAATGAGGAGTATTTTGAACAATATTCCCAACAAGTAGGTGATAATAGAATTGCACCTATCAAAGAAGAATTGAAGGAGATGAGTGATCCTGAAGAGATGATGCTTCTTATCATGGATACCTTAAAAGATGTAGAAGTAGTGCCTGACGTAGGACAATATTATACATTCATTTACACTGCCAAAACTCGCAGAATGCAATATGATCAACATCCCCTTGTCGCAGTAACTGATATACAAAGATGGGGATTTAGAGGTATCAATTATCACTGGGGTAAATTCAGAAACTATACATGGGAAGAGATCGGAGGAGTCCTCTATGTGGTTCGACCCAGTGAAATAAATGACCTACGTGACATATCTTATGCTTATTTCTTAACAACACTATAAATAACTAAAAAATAATTTAATGTCTCAATATAAGGGCAACGATACCAGTTTCAAACCCAATTATGCCGTGGCGGGAGAAACTAAAACTCCTATTAATGTGGTAGCCACATCAATGGAGATTGGTGGGGAGGTTGTTGAAGGATATCAATCTACATATGCAAATGGTACATCTAAATGGACAGCAGCAGTTCATCAAGATCAAGTATGGGATACAACGAACGTAGATAGATCAACATTTACAGGAACTTATAATCAAAGTACAGGAAAATGGACATGGGAACCAACAACTACAAATAGTATTAAAAATTTAGCTAATGACTGGAAAGGAACTGGAGTTGATTATGAAAGAATATCGCAAGCAGAAATAGAACAGGCTTTTTATAATAACAAAAGTAATAACCTTCAACAAAAATTATCTACAGAACAAGCAAATGCATTAATAGAAGAATATGGTTCAGAAAATTTAGCAACAGTTAATAATGGTAGGTTTGCAGGTTTACCAGGAATACAAGGAACGGCTTCAGGAACTTCAAACACCACTGAAGATTTCAGCGTCAGTGAAATCAACCAGTCTAATGTGGCTAATATAAAAGCACCAAAAACAAGAAAAAAATATGGAGATTATTTCTATCCTGCGGATCTATCATCAAATAAACAGGATAGAATTAGATTCACAATGAAGCAAAGTACAGGGCAAGTAATAGATCCTTCAATTAAAGAAAATGTATCAGTTAGACAAAGAAAATCTGGTGGCATAGAAGGATCCGTAACTCTACCCATTCAATCTGGTATTAAAGATCTAAACTCTGTGTCATGGCAAGGATCTACTATGAATCCTCTCCAAGCCTTTGGTGCTGCCAAAGCTTTGAATATAATCGATGCTGCAGGAACGGAAGGTAAAAGTGTAGTAGATGAAGCAGGAAATGCATTAAAGAGTGGGGGAGACATGCTCAAAGACCCAGAGGTAATGAAGGGAGTCAATGCAATGATTGCAGGTAAAGCAGCACAAACCCAAAATTTATTATCAAGGTCAACAGGTGCTATTGCTAACCCAAATATGGAATTGCTTTTTGATGCTCCTGCTCTAAGAGCATTTGATTTTACATTTACAATGTCTCCAAGAGATGGTGATGAAGCACAACAAATAAGAAATATTATTAATTTCTTTAAACAAGGGATGTCAGTAAAAACCACCTCTACTAATATATTTCTGAAAGCACCTAATTATTTTGAAATTGATTATACGACTTATGATGACCAAGGACAAGCACAGAAACATCCTTCTCTTAATATAATTAAAACCTGTGCATTATTATCATGTTCAGTTGACTATACGCCAAATAACACTTACATGACATATAGTGATCCTCAACGAAGTATGGTTCAATATACAATGAATCTACAATTTAATGAACTTGATCCAATATATGAACTGGATTATTATGATACTCTTGGTATGCAAGACGGCACAAACAAACAATTAATAGGTTATTAAAATGTCAGCTTACTTCCGCAACATTCCAAATTTTGAATATGTAAACAGACTGCCAGAATCTCACAGCAGTTCAGAATATCTTGAAGTAAAAAACCTTTTTAAAAGAGGAAAAATTAGAGATGATATATTTAAAGATGTTACCTATTTTACCAAATACAGCATTCAAGGAGATGATAGACCCGATAATGTTGCTTTTCAAGTCTATCAAGATTCAAAATTAGATTGGGTAGTTCTTTTAGCAAATAATATCATCAACATTCAAGATGAATGGCCTCTTACTCAAGAATCATTTGAAAATTATCTTCTCCACAAATACGAGAACCAGCAAAATATACACAGCATTCATCATTACGAAAGTAAAGAAGTAAAAGACAGTCTTGGAGCTACTATTCTAAAAGAAGGTCTTCAAGTTCCAAAAAATTTCTCAATGAAATTTCTTGATTCTAACTTAGGAACCTATACAGAAATAGGAGGGGCTGGAAATCCTATAACATCAGAAGTAACTAATTATGAGTATGAAGTAGACCTTCAAGATAAAAAAAGACAAATATACCTATTAAAACAAAATTATCTCAATATAGTTCTTACTGATATGGATCGTATGATGCCATATAAAACGGGTTCCACCCAGTATGTGAGTGAAACCCTAGTTAAAGGAGAAAATATTAAAATATATTCTTAATTATTCCTCTGCAAGTTTTTGGAAATAAGAAAGAGCATCATCCTCATCTGAACTAGCAGATGCTACAGGAGCAGCAGCTACAGGTTCTTTACGAGCATTAAAGTCTGGTGCATAAGAACCACGACTGTTATCTTCCTCTGCTACCTCTTCGTCTATACGACGTGCAGGTTGCTTATTACCTAAAACATAGTCCAAACGCTTCTTCAGGTCATCATATGACTTGAATTGGTCTGGTGCGGTGACAGCAGTGAGTGAATACTGCTTCTTCCACAATGCCTCTAGTGCATCATCGTCATCAAGCAATGGTGATACTGAATCGAACTCTGACTTATCATAGTTCCAGTAACCATCTTTCTTAACGATTTTCAATTTGAAATTAGCACCTTGCCAGAAGTCAAAAGGATTAATCGGAGTCTCATCCTCAAATTCAGGTTGCATGGATTCCATGACCTTATCAAAGATTTTCTTACCAAATTTATATAAGAAGACTTTACCCTCATTTTGAGGATTAGTAGGATCCTTTACGACATAGATGTTTGCATAGTAAGAAAGCTTACGCTTCTGCTTACGAACTACATCTTTATCTGACTCATTACCACTATTCCATAATTCACGATTATATTCAGAAACAGGATCTTTACCACCAGTAGTAGTTAAAGAATTTTCAATATACCATCCACCTGGTCCTTGAAATGCATGTGAATACATCTTTGCCCAAGGGATATCCTCTCCATTAGGAGCAGGAAGGAATCGAATAACGGCATAACCGTTACCTGTTTTATCAAGTTCTGGTTTCCAAAGGCGATCATCACCTCCTCCACCATTGTTCATCTTCTCCACTTCTTTGACCAATTTAGAAGTCAAAGATCCTAGAGAGGATTGTTTTTTTAAGTCTGAAAATGACATTTAGATTTTTATTGAGATTTGGCTTGTGTGTACCTTTTTAGTATATCAAGTTAAAGGTTCTTTGTCAATGTTTTTTTTCATCATACTTACCATATTATTCATATTGGCAAATAAAATATTCATGTCCACATTAGTAGGAAGACCCATTTGACGAGCACCTTCTAAAATGCTTTTTTTCATTTCTTTAGCTTGAGGATCATCTGATAAACTAACACGAGTATAAAGAACTCGTTGCTTATTTAAAAGTTTCTCCAGAATAGCAACATGATATAATTGATCGTCTTTTGACATTGTGGGAAATTTGAAGACATTAGTATAAACCTCCTCTTGGAGTTCATGTATCTCTGCCATTTCTGCACGGACAACTTCAGAATCGAAAAAGCTCATAGGACAGTTTGTTTAAGAATCTTTTTATACTTGGGTACATCTATATTTAGGAAAGGTTTATACTTTTTCATCTTTTTACTTACGGTTTCCCAGATAGGATCATTCAATTTCTGATCAAAATCTTTTCTATAGTCAAATACAGAATCACAGATTACAAGAGTTTCGAGTGATATTTTCCCACCAAGATAATTTCTTAAAATAGGTGGATGTCCCTCAGAACAGTCAAATACATCATTTACCTCATTATCCTCAAAAAGCAAATTTATCTCTTCTTTAAAAATATACGAAAGTGACTGAATTTTCTTTTTCCAGTCAATATAGCGATTTTCCCCTTCTTTGATCATTTCACCAATCCACATAGTTGCGGGATCTGTGGTGTGTATGAAATTAGAGACGAAAAACTCTTCTACCTCTTTATCGTTTTTTTGCCTTGCAAACTTTTCAAACCAAAATCGATCCTTTCTCTTATAAAAGGCTTGTTGAGTTGCTCTCGTCTTACCACGATACTTGATATAATCATAATGATCTTTAGTAAAGTGATTCTTCAACGAGAGATAACAACGATATGCATCAAAAGGCATCATTCTTCATTCTGTATCAATTCTTTCCAATGTGCATACATCGCACCGTAGATCATTCCCTCATGGGCTCTGATCTTTGATCCGTCCAACAGTTCCAATTCCCTCTTTGATAATTGTCTTGGGGTCATGTCCCTGTATTCCTTCTCCCAGTTTGGGATTCTTTTTATGTAATTCATTGGATAATTGACGTTCAATTTCAAATTCTAAATCAGATAATGAGGATGTCAAATATTCTTGATACTCATTATCTTCAATAAGATCATATAAATGAGCAATGTGCTCCAGAGCAAAGACTAACTTAGTCTGTTGATTCATTTTAGGCATTATCCACTATTCTTCTTATCTTGGATTTCTGCACGTCTTGCTTTTGCAAGTTTAGTCAATTCACCAAGTGCTTTACGTGCTCTCGTACCTGCGACTTTAACACCCTTATCTTCAAAAGATTCAGATTCGGCAATATAAGAGTTGAAAGACTCTTGGATTTGTTCATGTAAGGTCATTTTCTTTATTTAAAAAAAGTAATAGGGCAAAAAAAGCTTGGAGTTTTTTTTCCGCCTTTTTTGGAATTAAAAGCTAGCCTCCCCTGAGGCTAAAAAATTAATTTCGCACGACTAGTTCGCTTTAAAAAATTTAACTCTTGGGCCTCGTACTTTATCTTCTCCTTTAACGGTTTAGATATAAGTTTAGGAACTGATTCCAAATCAATACTATTCTGCTCACAGAAATGAATGATAGCATCAATGTAATTAAGGTTACCATTTTCATGGACCAAAGATTCTATCTCCTGTGCGAACCTAGACGGACAGAAAAATTTATTTTCAAGTGCCTTCTCTAGTTCATTCTCCATTCTGGGACCTAGTATTGTGATGTACAAATTCTTTAATATATCGAACTAGAAGTTTAATATAATCCCCTTTGTTCCTTTTGTCAAATACTTTTACTTCACCTGAAGGAGTTACCATCAAAGTAATAAGTTTTTTAACAGGGATTTCAGTTAGTTCATAGTAAGCAGCAGCATAAAAAGTCTCCTGTACGAAATAGTTTTCCAACCACTTCTCAGGTTTAATCTTCTCAGATGTCTTAAAGTCTATGACTGCTAACTCGCCTTCATACTCCGCTATACAATCAACTCTACCTGCAAGACCAAGGTACTCAGAGTAAAGGGTTCTCTCTATAGCGTGTATGTTATTTATCTTATCCAGATATGGTGCTGCATGATGAAACATGAACTTGGTTGCTGGTCTATAATCATCCCAGTTAAGTTCTTTGTTCTCTAGATATGCCTGTGCTGCCTCATGAAAATCAGTCCCACGAGCAGTGGCTTTCTTTGTAATTCTATTTGCTTCTTCTATACCTACTTTCTTCCTCCACTTAATAAAGATATCACGATTATAAAAGGATGTTACTGATGTAATAGAAGGAACCCACTGACCATCAGGTAGTTGATACAACCTACAACCAGGAGTTTCTTTCTTTTCTAATTCAAGTTCACCTAAGAAATTACAATGAGTAAAGGTCATAAATTAAGTTCCAGTTTCGCAAGTAAATATTCCTTACACAAACCTGATCTTACAATATCCTCAACACCAAATTCAATGATGTCAACTGATGGCATGATACGAAGGATTTGCATGAAATCATGAATACCATTCCTCTCATTTTGCTTAATCAAATCAGTCTGAGTAGCATCACCACAGAACATTATTTTTGTGTCTGTACCGATCCTTGTTATTATACTATCTAATTCATGATAATTCAAGTTCTGGAATTCATCTACAATAATGATAGCCTTATCTAATGTTGTACCACGAATGAATGATGTGCTCCAAAAGTCAATAGTATCTTGACCCTTAAGATTACCATAGAGCATTTGGAAGTCTGCATCTGATGGCATCTCAAACATATACTTCACCATATTCTTATAAGGAATCTGATAAAGTGATGACTTATCTTCATGGTCACCAGGTAAGAATCCAATCTCTCTGGTGGCAACAAGTGACCTTACAATATAAATTTTATCATAAGGAGTGCTTGGATCTAGTACCTCTTGCAGAGCATTATAAAGAGTGATGAATGTCTTACCAGTTCCTGCTGCACCATAAGCAACAAGATTCTTTCCTTTCTTATAGGAGTCAAATAATTTTTTCTGATTATCGGTGAGGGGTTCGATGTCCCTCATCATATCAGTATTAATGGGTTTCTTTCTTTTCATCTGCTTAGATGTTAATCCTACACCTATAGGTTGATCTGCTTTCTTTTTTCGTGCCATATTAATCAGCCATGGCCTCCGACTCAGTTGTACCAATATTTTTGGTTCTTGCTAATCTTCCAGAGATACCTCCAGATTTTTCAGCACTCTTGAGAATGTCACCCCATCCAGGATTCTTATTAACAACTTTATCTCTCCATTCACCAAGTTCAACTCCCATCAGAGGCATACTGGTAGGATCAGAATAATCACGAGACCAATCAGGGTTATCAGCACACCACTGATCCCAATCATGGACACTCATCATAATTTCTTTCTGTTCACCAGTTTTCTGATTAACAACAGGGTACGTAGCCATACAAATCTTAATAGGGTTTACGATTATTTAGGAAATCCAGTCAAGAGCTTCAGCAACAGTAGGAAATTGTTCACAAAAAATAGAACGAACTCCTTCTGCTACATCCATATGCTCTTTCTGTGTTCCATGTGCAGAACGTAGATCAATATAATGCACCCATGATCTTACAGAACCAGTCATATAGATTCTTGTAGGAGTAGCAAGAGGTAATACAAACCTTGCACAC